CTAATGCAACTGATATGCCTTTTAGATTTGTACCGTGTATGGTTTCAGGATTAGCTTATTATTTATCTATGAAGTATGCACCACAAATGACTCAACCAATGAAATTATATTATGAAGATGAATTAGCAAGAGCCTTGGCAGAAGATGGTTCAGCTTCAAGTACATTTATTACACCTAAAGCTTATTACCCAGGAACTTAATGTCCAAATACGCAACAGGAAAACATTCAAAAGCAATTTCTGATAGATCAGGTATGGAATTTCCATACAGAGAAATGGTTAGAGAATGGAATGGTTCTTTTGTACACTACACAGAGTATGAACCCAAACAACCACAACTTGAACCTAAACCAATTGGTGGTGATGGTGTTGCACTATTGAATGTAAGACCGGCCAGAACAGAACCAATCACAACTGTAATGATACCACAAGATGGTTTTAAAACTTACCAAGCAGGATCAGGAATTATAAATGTAAATGTACCAGGACATGGTTTAACAAATGGTACAACATATTTATTTAGAGGTGCACCAACAATTTCACCTGGAACAGGAACAACAACTAATCCTGTTTTTGCTTATGCAACTATTCCTAACTTTGATGGAATTACAGGAGTACAAATAGGACAAGGATCTGGATATGCTATAACAACAGGTCTTTATGATAGTGGAGCAAGAGTTACAACAGACTATGCTTTGTCAAATTTCTTCTTCTTTACAGTTAATGCAGATACTGCTACAACAGGAAATATTAATGGAGGAGGTTATGGTTGTTCAATAGGACCCATAACTATACAAGCATGATAAATTTTTTTTTAAATTGGATAAAAGCTGCAGTTACACCACGTAGACAAAAAGATGAACATCTTGAGTTTTATGAAAACAAAAGAAGTCATTGTGAAAAATGTCCTAAATATAAACACAGATGTCCTGATTGTAGAGAGGCAGTTAAATAATGGCCTACACTTTAGCTAACTTACAAGATGATATTAGAAGCTATACAGAAGTAGATGATGGTGTTTTAACAACAGGTATTTTAAATACCATGATTAAAAATTCAGAAAACAAAATATATAGAGAATCAGATTCTGATGATAATAGATTTTATGCAACATCAAATTTAGCAGCTGGTAGTAGATATGTTACAATTCCATCGGATTTAAGATTTATTAGATATGTACAATTAACAGATGCTGCTGGAAACCAAACTTTCTTAGAAAAAAAAGATACAAGTTATATGGCTACTTTTTATGATACACCGGGAACAGCTTCGGGTATTCCAAAGTATTATGCTAATTGGGACGCTAATTATTGGGTAGTAGCACCCACTCCAAATAGCACTAATTTAATAACTTTAGCCTACACAAAACAACCGGATTCAATAACAGCTTCACCAGGAAGTACTCAAGGAACTTACACAAGTAATAAATATCAGGATTTACTTTTGTATGCTTGTCTGGTAGAAGCATATGGATACTTGAAAGGTCCTGCAGATATGTTACAATACTACATGCAGGCTTATCAAAAAGCTTTACAATCGTATTCGATCGAACAACAAGGTCGTAGACGCCGAGACGAATATCAAGATGGTGTTATTCGAACTCCTTTAAAATCACCATCACCATAATAATAATTAAGGAGATAATTAATGGCAAATATAGTACCTGACTCTTTTAAAACAAACCTACTTGGTGGTACGTTTGATTTTGATTCATCTGGTGGATCAACTTTTAAACTTGCACTTTACAGTAACATTACTGGTTTTAGTACTTCAACAACTGCTTATACAACTACTAATGAGGTTTCTTCATCTGGTACGAAACTATACTGCAGGTGGAAATACTTTAACTAATAATGGTGTAGCGGTATCAAGTAATGTTGCATTCGTTGACTTTGCAGATTCTACTTTTAGTTCTGTAACGTTATCAGCAACAGGGGCATTGATTTATAAAGGTTCAAGTAATGAAGCTGTATTAGTTTTAGATTTCGGTGGAACAAAAACTGCAACTAACGGTGATTTCGTTGTTCAGTTTCCAACTGCTGATTCTTCTAATGCAATCATTAGACTTGGCGACGCATAATAATTAAAAGGAAATAGTAATGGCATTTGTACTCAACGACAGAGTTAAAGAAACATCTACTACGACAGGGACTGGTACGTTCAATTTAGCCGGAGCAGAAGTTGGTTTTGAAACTTTCGTATCTGGAATTGGAACTACCAATAATACTTTCTATGCAATATCATTAGATGGAACTGCAGAGTTTGAAGTAGGTATTGGAACTGTAACTGATGCATCACCTGATACTTTATCAAGAGACACTATTATTTCTTCGTCAAACTCCGATAACAAAGTAAATTTTTCTGCAGGAACTAAAACTGTATTTTGTACATACCCTGCAAAACGTGCGCCGTCAGCAAGTATGACAGCTACAACTTATGTAACAACACATGCTTCAACAATTTCTGATGTTCAAACAATGGACTCAGGAGTTTTAGCAGGACCGGTAACGGTTTCAGGTAATGTTACAGTAACAGGAACATTGGTAATAATATAATGAGTCAAATAGAAGTAGATAAAATAATTCCTCAATCAGGAACTTCAACACAATTAGGTGAATCAGGTGATACGATTACTATTCCCGCAGGTGCAACTATTACTAACAATGGTACTGCAAATGGTTTTGGAAGTGCAGATACTGAAAAAGTAAAAGTATCTGCTAACGATACAACAGCCGGTTTTTTAAATGGTAAATTAGTTGCAGGTACAAATATATCTTTAACTGAAGGTAATGATGGTGGTAATGAAACTCTAACCGCTGCTCTTTCAGGAACAATTGCAACAGCACAAATTGCAGATGATGCAGTAACCTTGGCTAAAATGGCCCCAGGTACAGACGGAAATATTATTTCATATGATGCATCTGGTAATCCTGTAGCAGTAGCAACAGGAAGTGCAGGACAAATTTTAACTTCTGCTGGAGCAGGTGCTCCTCCAACTTTTGAAACTTTAGCTAGTGAAGCTAACACTCCAGCTTTTCAAGTTTTATTAAGTAGTTCTCAATCTGTAAATTCTGGTACAAACACAGTAATTGCTTTTGATACTGAAATTTTTGATAGTGATAATGCAGTTTCAAGTGGGGTATTTACTGTTCCATCTGGTAAAGCTGGAAAATATTTTTTTGCAGTTAATGGTGGTATGAACACAGGAAATAATATTGAGTATGTTAATCTTTGGATTTCTAAAAATAATCAAACAACCATAGCTACAACTTCTGGCTGGGCAATAGCAATAGAGTATTATCATCAAGGTGATGCTGGATCATCAAATCAAATTCAATCTGTCTCTGGTACAATGGATTTAGCAGTCGGAGATAGTGTAAAAATTTATATATTACACAATTTTGGAAGTAGTAAAGGTACAGCTGATAAAGGTAGATTTACTTTTTCTGGACACAGATTAATAACATAGGATAAATTATGGCACAATTAGACACAAAAATAAAATTATACGCAGCAGCAAATGGTGTGGCAAACATTAATTTTAGATCAGATGTTATCTTGGTAGATGATGGTGATGGAGTTGTTTATATCCATGAATGGAATTTAGATATTGCTCAACCAACTGCTGAACAAATAGCTTCATATGAAACTGCAGCAACAACAGAAGAAGCATTACAAGTAGTTTTAAGTAATAGAGCAAAAGACTATCCATCTATAAAAGATCAGCTCGACAAAATTTATCATTCAGGAATAGAGGAATGGAAAAAAGTAATTAAAACAACAAAGGATAAGTACCCTAAATGAGTGAAGTAAAAGTAAATAAAATTAGTCCAAGGTCCGGGACCGGTGTACAGCTAGGAGATAGTGGAGATACTATAACTATTCCTGCAGGTGCAACACTAACTGGTACACAGAACATTGCAAACACATCTTTAGTAGGTTCAGGACAAATTACAATTAATGGTACTGCGGTAGCATTAGGTGGATCTATTACTTTAGTTACAGAAACAAGACCAACAGTATCAGGTATCAGTCCTTCAGCGATTGAAAATACACAAACAGCAGTTGTTATTACAGGAACTAATTTTGTATCGGTTCCATTAGTTACAGCAATCAACTCAACTACCGGTGCACAATTTACAGCGGATGAAGTATCTTTTACATCATCTACAAGTATCACAGCAAAATTTACTATTTCAGTTGACGCAAGTTACAAATTATATGTAGAGAATCCAGATGGTAATGCAGTTCAAACTGGAGCTATACTAACAGTATCAGATGCACCCGCTTGGCAAACTGCAGCAGGTACACTAGGTACATTTTCAGGAGCAACAAGTATTTGAACAATAACATTAACAGCAACAAATTCTACAGGGATGGCTGTACAATCAGGAGCATTACCTGGTGGAATTACATTGAACAGTGGATCAGGATCTAGTACACTAACAGGTACTGAATCAGGCGCTTCTGCTGATACAACTTTTAACTTTACAATTAGAGCAACAGATGCTGAAGGTCAAACAGCAGATAGAGCATTTAGTTTAACATTTACATTTGGAGCAAACAACTCTATGAGTTTCAACTAGGATAATATTATGGCAAACAGTTACTTATCACATACAACTTCAACACCTACTAATAGTGATAAAGCTACACTTTCATTTTGGTTAAAAAGATCATTACTATCTTCTGGGAGAGGTGTATTTGCAGAAGATACCAATGGTACTAATAAATTTGCTTTTATTTTAGGTTCAAATAATACAATAAGTATTTTTCAAGAAACTGGTGGTACAGTTGATATTAACTTGGTGACAAATAGAGTATTTAGAGATACTTCAGCATGGTATAATATTGTTGTAGCTTATGATAGTTCACAAGGATCAGCAAGTGATAGAGTAAAGTTGTATGTAAATGGTTCTCAAGAAACATCATTTAGCACATCAACTTATCCATCTTCAAATGTAGATTTTAGATTTAATAAAAGTGGTATTGCACAAGAAATAGGTAGGTATGAGGGTGGTAATTATTTTGATGGTTATTTAAGTCATGTTGCATTCGTAGATGGTCAAGCATTAGCACCAACTGTATTCGGTGAAACAGATTCTACATCAGGTATCTGGAAATTTAAACAACCATCTGGTGTTACTTGGGGTACTAATGGTTTTTGGTTAAAATTTGAAAACTCTGGTGCTTTAGGTACAGATAGTTCTGGTAACTCAAACACATTCACAGTTAATGGTAATGGCAGACAGGCACTTGATACACCATCAAATGTTCATGCTACTGGAAATCCTTTATATGTTTGGAATTATAATTTAACTCAATCAAATGCAAATCTTTCTTTTGCAGGTTCACAAAACCAATGGCAAGGAGCATCTACTAATATCGCCATATCAAAAGGTAAATGGTACTATGAAGCAAAATTTACATCTGGTACAGACATAATCAATTGGGGTGTTGGTTTTATGGGGATGGAAGATTACAACCTTACCAATGCTACAAGAAATTTTGTAGGTTTTTATAACTATGATGGTGGGGAAATTTGGGTTGCAGATGCTTCAAATAGTACTGCTACTACAGCTGATTACGGTACGTTTTCTAATGGAGATATTATAGGTATAGCACTTGATTATGATAACACATATCTTTCTGTTTATAAAAATGGGTCAGCTATTGTAACTAATTTTGATTATGGCGCTGTAGGTACAAGTTCAACTGTCAAAGGAGGAAAATTTATTGCTCCTGTATTCTTTAATTATGGAAGTGGTACTGCGTCAGCAAACTTCGGCAATGGATATTTTGGCACTACTGCTATAACTTCTGCAGGTTCAAATGGTAATGGATCTTTATTTGAATATGATGTACCATCAGGATACTACGCATTAAATACAAAAAACATTAACACTTATGGATAAAAATTATGGCTTATAGTTCAATTGTAAAACCTTCTGTTTATTTTAATACTAAACTTTATACAGGTAATGGTACTACAAATACAGCTATAACTGGTGTTGGTTTTCAACCGGATTTATCAATTATTAAAGCTAGAGATATGACTTATGACCATAATGTAATGGATGCAGTAAGAGGTTCAACTAAAAGAGTAGCAACCAATTTAACTGATGCTGAAAGTACACAGGCAGAAATGATTAAATCTTTTGCTTCTGATGGATTTAATTTAGGTGATAATGGTGGAGTTAATCAAAATACTAAAACATATGTAGCATGGAACTGGAAAGCAAATGGTGCAGGTTCATCAAACACAGATGGAAGCATAACCTCAACTGTTAGTGCAAATACTGCAAGTGGTTTCAGTATTGTTAAATATACAGGTACAGGTGCTAATGCTACAGTTGGTCATGGTTTAGGTGCTGTGCCTAGAATGATTATAGCAAAAAGATTAACTGATGCTGAAAGTTGGGGAGTTTATAATGTTTCAAATGGTACAAATAAATATATGAAATTAGAAGAAGCAGTTTTAGCAGAAACTGCTACTAGTGTATGGAATGATACAGCTCCTACAAGTTCTGTATTTTCATTAGGAACAAGTGGTTTATGTAATGGCTCTAGTAAAGATATGATTGCCTACTGTTTTGCAGAAAAAAAAGGCTACTCAAAAATTGAAAGCTACACAGGAAATGGCAGTACAGATGGACCATTTATTTATACAGGATTTAAACCTGCTTTTATTTTTAGTAAAAAAACTAATGCTTCTGGAACTAGTTGGACTATATGGGATAACAAAAGAAGTCCTTTTAATCCTGCTGATAAAATATTACACCCAAATAATACTAATGCAGATAATACTGCTGATGATACAGATTTTTTATCTAATGGTTTTAAATTGAGAGCAACAGCAAGTGGTATGAATAATAATGGAGATTCATACATCTACATGGCATTTGCAGAAAATCCATTGGTAGCTAATTCAGGAACAGATGGAGTACCGGCAACGGCTAGATAATTATGAGTAGTATATTAAAAGTAGATACAATACAGGACCAAAACGGTAATCTGATCATCAGTAAAGATTCTGGTGGTGGAGGATTTCTTAGTCCTTATGCATCGTCATCTGCTCCAATAACTTATACTGTAACTGTTGCATCAAAAACTGCAGCTCACCCTTATAATGGTGTGGGTAGTTCTAACGGTTATTTTATTAATGGTATCGAGTCACCTATTATTGAGATCAAAGGTAATGACACATCAAAACCTTATCACTATAAATTTGATCAATCAGATGCATCTAACTCAGGACACCCTTTATGATTTTACAACAACGCTAGTAAGACTACAGCATTTACAACAGGAGTAACTACTAACTGGTACACCAGGACAAGCTGGTGCTTATACATTAATTGCTGTTGATAGCGATACACCAAATATTTTATACTACCAATGTTCATCACACGCGAACATGGGTAATCATACTTTCTCAACTTCACCTACAGTTAATACAGGTTTCTTTTTAAAATTACCTGCAGCCGATGGAACGGCAGATCAGGTATTAAAAACCAACGGATCAGGTACCTTGTCTTTTGGATCAAGTGTAACTTTTCCAACTATAAGTTCTATTAGTCCAAGTGCTATTGAAAACACACAGACAGCAGTAACGGTTACAGGAACTAACTTTCAATCAATACCTACAGTTGATGCAATCAATGCTTCAACCGGTGCAATTACTAACTGCAGACAGTGTTGCATTTACAAATGCAACAACGATTGTTGCAACGTTTACAATATCGGTAGATGGTACTTATTATTTAAGAGCAGAGAACAACGATGGTTTAGCCGTAAGATCAACTAATGCATTATTAACTGTATCGGATGCACCTGCATGGACAACTGCTGCAGGTAGTCTAGGAACAGTGGCCGCAACAGGAAGTGTTAACTTTACAGTAGCTGCAACAAATGCTACAAGTTTTGCTAAGACATCTGGAAGTTTTCCAGGTGGTGTAAGTATTAATGCAAGCACCGGAGTAATATCTGGAACTGAGTCAGGGTCAAGTGCTACGACTACTTATACATTTACAATAAGAGCAACAGATGCACAGGGCCAAACGGCTGACAGACAGTTTACAATTACAATATCTCACGGAGCATCAGGAGGAGGACAATTTAACTAATGGCTAGTACATATTTAACATACACACAACAATCACCATCTACAGCAGAGGGTCAAAAATTTACTTTATCTATGTGGGTTAAAAAAACTGCAAATACAGACATGGGTTTGTATGGAAACACCTATTCTAATACACATAGAGGATATATTTATTTTGATGGTAATGATAGATTATCTTATTATGATTCTAATGGAGTAAATTATACAACAACAAGAGTATTTAGAGATAATAACTCATTTTATCATATTGTAGTTTCAGTAGATACAACACTGTCAACATCATCAGATAGAATTAAATTTTATGTTAATGGTCTAAGAGAAACTGTTTTTACTAATAGTTCAGCACCAAATCAAAATGATACATTAAAATTAATGAATACTACTAATACTCCGAATATGGGAAGAATGGTAGAGGCAGGAACTTCTTATTATTTTCAAGGTGTCATATCTCATGCTCATTTTACACAGGGTTATACTTATGATGCAACACCATTTGGTGAAACAGATAGCACAACTGGAGAATGGAAAATTAAAACTGATGTTACTGGTGTAACTTATGGAACTAATGGTTTTTGGTGGTTAAAAGATAATATTGCTACAACAGACCATTCACCAAACTCAAACACATTTTCAGTTGGTGGTGGTACACTTACAAAAACAGAAGATAATCCAAGCAATGTTTTTGCTACATTAAATAAATTACAAAAACCTTATGTATCTCAAAGTAATACTTTAAGTTTTGGTAATACTCAATACGCAGATAATAATTCAAATTGGCAAAGAAATTATGGTACGATAGGTGCTACAACTGGAAAATATTTTTATGAGTTTAAATGTTTAAATGATGATGGTAATTCAGGACGTTGCCGTATTGGTTGGGATAGTATTGATGATATAAATGCTTCTAATGATAATTATTATAGTGGATTAACTTTAGATAGAGCAGGAATATTAAGAGGTGGTGAAAAAGGTTATGATGGTTATAGTCCAAATAATGTTCAAATGTCAGCAGCTCATAGTAGTGGTAATTTTAGTTTTACCGCAGGTGATATTCTTGGAATGGGTATTGATATAGATAATAATACATTTTCAGTTTATAAAAATGGAAATTTAGAAATTAATGCTTACAGCTATGCTTCTTCAGCTAATTGTAGTATATTAAAATCAAAAGGACATTTTATAGCACCATCTGTAAATTGGTATTCTACAAGTGGAGATGTAAATAGTGGTGCTTTTAACTTCGGCAATGGCTACTTCGGAACAACAGCAGTATCTAGTGCAGGAACTAATGCTAGTAATAATGGAATTTTTGAGTATGATGTACCATCTGGTTACACAGCTTTTTCAACAAAAGGATTAAACTTATAATGGCTTACACAACAATTAATAAATCTACAGATTACTTTAATACTAAACTTTGGACAGGTAATGGCTCTACACAAAATATAACAGGTGTTAATCATACACCAGATTTTGTATGGATAAAGAAACGAACTGATGCTGATGGTGCAAGAATATTTGATACTGTTAGAGGTGCAACAAAAGGTATTTTTACCAATTCTACTGCAGCAGAAACTACTGTTACAAGTGAGTTAAGTGCATTTGGTTCTGATGGTTATACATTAGGTGCATCTGATGCTGTTAATGGAAATTCAAAAAATTATGTAGGTTGGAACTGGAAAGCAAATGGTCAAGGTTCATCAAATACAGATGGTTCAATAAACACTACATACACTTCTGTTAATACAACAGCAGGTTTTTCAATATGTAAATGGACAGGAACAGGAAGTGCAGGAACTATTGGTCATGGTTTAGGTGCTGTACCTAAAATGATAATTATTAAAGATTTGTCTAATACTAGAGATTGGTTTGTTTATCATGCAAGTGTAGGAAATAATAAAAGATTAAAATTAAATGATACTGTTGCAGAAGGAGCTTCTACTGTATTTAATAGCACAACACCTACTTCTTCTGTTTTTTCTATAGATGGTTCAGTATATGTAAATAATTCTGGTTCAAATTACATAGCCTACTGCTTTGCAGAAAAAGCTGGTTACAGCAAGTTTGGTTCTTATACTGGTAATGGAAATGCAGATGGACCATTTATTTATACAGGATTTAAACCTTCGTTTCTTATGGTTAAAAGAACAGATACTGCAGATACTTGGATTATGTATGATAATAAAAGAATTGGTTACAATCCAAATAATTATTTTCTTCAAGCAAATAGTAATGCTGCTGAATCTAGTTCAGATAGATTTGATTTACTAAGTAATGGTTTTAAACCAAGATATGATTGGACACCCATAAATGCTTCGGGTGGAACATACATCTACATGGCCTTTGGCCAAAGCATAGTTGGCAGTAATAATATTCCGGCGACGGCAAGGTAGCCCGCCATGTACTTTGGCGCAACACCTTTCGCCTCAGCTGCATTTTCAGATGTAGGCTTTAACCCTAATGCATTCGTCAATGTCCTTGGATCAAGGATCAACGAATCTACAGGCAACCCAACAATCATTGCAAACGCTTTAGTATTACCAACAGGTAATAGATTAAATACTACAATTGGTAATGTTGAAATTAATATTAATCAAACCGTATCTCCAACAGGTCAAAGATTAAATTTCTCTACAGGTTCTGTTACAGTTACCGCAGCAGCTAACTTTGGTGTTACTGGGAATGGTTATGAAATTGATACGGGAATTGCTAAAGCTATTGATGTAGTAGGTGTATCCGGTAACAGATTAAATCTTGATACAAGTTCTGTCACAACTATTGGTAAAGCAAAAATCATTCCAACAGGATCAAGAATCAATGAGGCTACTGGTACAGTTACACTTGCATTTAAATACAATGTAACAGGATCAAGAATTAATGAGGCTACCGGTACAGTTACAACGACTGCAGCAGCAGGAGTCTTGCCTCAGGGATCACGGATCAATGAATCTACAGGAGAAGTTACAATTGTTGCAGGAGCAACTATTACACCTACAGGAAGTGGTATTGAAATCGCTATTGGAAATGCTACAACCAAAGCTAACGCAACAGCTATTGTTACAACTAATAGACAAAACTTATCTACAGGAACAGTAACTATTAAAGCTAAAGCTAAAGTCTTACCAACAGGTGTAGGATTAGAAGTAGCGGTACCTACTTCTATTAACATTAAACAATGGGACGGTGTAGTACCAGGCGTCTCACAAACTTGGACAAGGATTCAAACACCGTAATGTTTTTTGGAGCAACACCTTTCGCATCAACTACTTTTGCCGGAGTCGGTATACAGAATATCACTGTATTAGCTAATGGTAATAGATTAAATATAGCAATAGGTAATACAACAGTTGATCTAGTGACTACAGTAAACGTTACAGGACAACAATTTAACCTTGCAAATAACCCTGTAAGTGTGATATCATGGAACCCAATACCACCAGGAGTAAATCAAGTTTGGGTCCCTATAGACCCAGACGCATAGGAGAATTATGGCATCAAGTACATCAACAGACTTAAAACTAGAACTCATAACAACAGGTGAAAAATCTGGTACATGGGGAACTATTACTAATACAAACTTACAAATTTTAGAACAAGCAGCTAGTGGTTATCTATCACTTGCAGTAGGTGGAGCGGACGTTGCTTTATCTTTAGCTAATCATGCTACAGCAAACGGTAAAAATTTATACTACAAACTAACAGGAACTTTAACAGCAGCAAGAACAGTTACTATGCCGGATGGCGCTGAAAGAGTATTTATTATAGAAGATGCAACAGCAAGATCTTCTTCTAATTATACATTAACAGTTAAAACAGTTTCAGGAACAGGTGTTACTTTACCTGTAGGATCAACAACTATTTTATATTCTGATGGTACAAACGTTACAGGAAAATTACAGACAAAAGGATACTACACACCACCTTCTACTTATACAGCAGTTAACGGTGATCAATTATTAATAAACACATCTGGAAGTGGTATTGGTACAGCAGTTACAATTAACTTACCAGCATCCCCTGCAATAGGTAATGAAGTACATTTTATAGACAGTGGTAATGCTTTTGCATCTAACAATTTAACAATCGGTAGAAACAGTTCTAATATTTTAGGTGCCGCTTCTAATTTAGTGGTTAATGCTAATGGTGCTGCATTTACTTTAGTGTATGTTAATGCAACTAGAGGCTGGATTTATAAAGATAACATATAGGAGCATGGACCATGGCTCTAATTGATTTTAAAGTCTTACCAGGAATAGACAAACAAGATACTGCATCTGGTGCTGAAAACAGATGGATTGATTGTGATAACACAAGGTTTAGATATGGACTACCTGAAAAAGTAGGTGGTTGGTCATCATTAGTTACAGATACAATAGTAGGTGTTGCAAGACGTCAGTTTGCTTTTGTAGATCTAGATGGAAATAGATATATTGCAATCGGTACAGATAAATTTTTACTTATATATTTTGAAGGTCAGTTATATGACATTACACCTTTAAAAACTACACTAGCTTCTTGCACCATTGCAACAGTTAACAACTCAGCTGTTTGTTCTATAACAAAATCAAATCATGGCCTAAGTGCAGGGGACATTATATTATTAGATAATGTAACTTTACCAAGTAGTACAGGTTATCAAAACTCTGATTTTGAAGATAAATTATTTCAAGTAACAAGTATTACAAGTACAAGTGTATTTACAATTACACAAAGCTCTAATGCAACAGCAACTGTTTCAACAGGTGGTAGTTTAGAAGTTAAACCTTACGAACAAGTGGGTCCTGCAGAACAATCTTATGGTTATGGTTGGGGTATTGATACTTGGAGTAGTGGAGCATGGGGAGAAGCAGCTTCTGCATCTGACGTATCACTTGAACCCGGGTTATGGTCATTAAGTAATTTTGGTCAGGTACTAGTTGCAACAATTGCAAATGGAAAAACTTTTACATGGGACGCTGGTATTGCTGCAAGATTAACAACTAGATCATCTACATCAACTTCAGGTTTTTCTACATCAGCTAATCCAACAGCAACTAGAGTTACACTAGTATCACCTACAACACGTCACTTAATTCATTTAGGTACTGAAACAACTATTGGAGATACATCAACACAAGACGATATGTTTATAAGATTCTCGGACCAAGAAGATATAAATGATTATACACCTACTGCAATTAATTCAGCAGGTTCACAAAGACTACAAGATGGTACAAAAATTATGGGTTCATTAAAAGCAAAAGAAACAATTTTGGTTTGGACCGACAATGCTTTGTATACAATGAAATTTATTGGTGCACCTTTTACATTTGGTTTTGAACAAGTTGGTACTAACTGTGGATTGATTGGTAAAAATGCAGCTGTTGAAATAGATGGTGCTGCGTTTTGGATGAGCCCTAATGGTTTCTTTATGTTTGATGGTACAGTTAAATCACTACCTTGTTCTGTTGAAGATTATGTTTATGACCAAGCAGATACTACAAAAGGTCAACAAATTTGTGCTGGTATAAATAATTTATTTACAGAAGTAACTTGGTATTATCCATCAACTAGTTCTGATTATAATGATCAGTATGTGGTATTTAATTATGGAGAACCTATGAAAGGTGGTGTTTGGTATATAGGTACAGAAGCAAGAACATCTTGGATTGATGCTAGTGTATATCCTAAACCATCGGCTACTAAATTTAGTGACTCAGCAACAGGTACTTTTCCTGTGATAGTAGGTCAATCAGGTTTAGGTCAAACAACATTATTTGAACACGAAGTAGGAACAGATCAAGTTAATCCTAATGGTAGTACAACAACAGTTACATCATTTGTAAAATCATATGACTTTGATCTACAAGCAAAACAAAAAGATGCACAAGGTAAATCAAGTGGTCCTACAATAGCGGGTGAAGTATTTTTAGCTATGAGAAGATTTGTACCAGATTTTAAAGACTTACAAGGTAATGCAAAAGTAACCCTTGCTGTTAAACGTTATCCACAACAATCAGAGACAACAACAGCTTTAAGTCCTTTTACAGTTAGCTCAAGCACTGAAAAAAAAGATACTAGAGCTAGAGGTAGATTTGTTAATATTAAAATAGAAAATACAGACGTTAGTGAGTCTTGGAGATTTGGAACTTTAAGAATAGATGTACAACCGGATGGTAAAAGATAATGGCTAAAGTAATAGTAAGACTACCAGAACCAAAAGAAGAGTATGATGTATCTAACCAAAAACAAATTAATAGAGCAATTGCTTTAATTGTAGAACAATTAAACTCTACATTTTTAAACGAACAGAAACAAGAACAAGAAAGGTTTGCGTGGCTTAATGGCTAATATATACACAAATGCAAAAGTAGATTTAACTACTACAGGAGAAACGGTTTTATATACAGCACCCTCTAATTCTAGAGCAATTGTAAAATCTATATTGGTATCAAACGACGCTGGAAGTGCAGCAACTATAACGGTAACATTAACTAATGCAGCTAGTGCTGTATTTAGTTTATTTAAAACAAAGTCAATAGCTTCTAATGCTACTGAACAATTATTAACAGAACCACTAATTTTATTAGAAAGTGAGGTATTGAAAGTTACCGCATCTGATGCTAATGAGTTACATGTAGTGGCATCTTTATTAGAAATAAACAGAGACTAAGGAGAAAACATGGCGTTTAAAGAAGAAGGATCAGTAAATTACACAATGATAAATGGTAAAAAAGTACCTGTTGTTAAGTGTGAAACTGAGGTAGTATTAAGAAATACACAAACAAGTTATGAGTATAATTCTGATCAAGAGGCAGAAGATGATATTAATAATGCAGAGACAGCAACACAAAGAGAACACGTGACAAGATCATTAAAAATTAAAGTAGCAGCAATGCCACCATTAGGAGCAGCGTCAGAGTAATGGCAATAACAAACGCACAACAATACAAACAACTATTAGCTAAAGGTGGACGTATCGGACTTAAAGGTGGAGCTGATGCTTCTACAGAATCTTTTTCAAAATCTTTTGACAGACAGCATGGAACTAATACTGCAAGCAGAGCTACAAAAGATAATAGTGTAAATGTTGGAGCAGGTGGTGCAAATACTAGAGGAGATGATGGACGTAATGATAATTTAAATGTTCCATCTTCTGATACAGGTATTACAAAACGACAAAAAGATAAATATGATAATCAATTTTATGAAAAAGATCAGTTATCTCCAAGTGATAAAAATTTAAATTTTATTGCTAAACATAATAAAAAAAAGAGAATTAATTATATCAATGATTTAATTGCTTCTAGACGAAACAAAATAAATGCAGGTTTAATACAGTTTCAAGATGAGTATGGTCAAATAGAAGGTCTTACAGACTTTGATGAAATAGAAGATTATATAAATAATGTAGCTTCTGTTACAGATTATACAAAAGGAGATCCAAATAAATTTAAAGATGTATATGATCCCAAAGGTCTTTATGCTACAGGACAAAAAATTCCTGATTTTTTTACTAAAATAGATCCAAATGCAATTCCGACCCTAGCAGGAAAAGGTGTAACTGCTGTTGCAAATTTTATAGGACCTAAAATGGCTGGACCCGTAACAAAAGAAAAATTATTAGAATTACTTGGGGAACAAAAAACATTAGAAAATTATTTAACTACAGATAATTTAAAAGATATTTCTATTAATGACTTAAAAGAAACTTATCAACCCAATAGATTTAAACTAGAGAATCCAGAACCAGGTGGTGGAGGCGGAGGTCAACAACAAGACCCATGTAAAGGACCCAACCCACCGGCTTATTGTTTTGTTGGTAATAATACTACAGAAGAAGATGTAACACCTACAAGAAATTTAGGTGGCCTTGCTCCAAGAATCGCGGGCTCTATATTTAATTTCGATGGCCTTGCTGATGGCGGACGTGCAGGAAAGATGGACGGTGGTATGATGGAAGATACTCCTGAAGGAGGAATCATGGACCTTGAATCAGGAAGACAGATGTATTTCTTAGGTAAACTAGTTAAAAAAGCAACAAGAGCTGTTAAGAAAGTTGTTAAGTCTCCGATAGGTAAAGCTGCGTTGATGTATGGTTTAGGTGCTATGGGTGGATCTTATGGTGCAGGAAAAGGATTTTTTAGTAAAGGTATGTTTAATATTGGTAATATGAAACGTGGTTTATTAGGAGCAAACAGTTTAATGATGAATAAAGCAGGTTTAGGTAGTCAAGCAGCTATGAAAGGTTTATTTGGTAAACTAGGTTTAACTTCTGGTTATGGAGGACTGATGCCAACATTAAAAGGTGGTATAACTTTAGGTTTAGGTGTTCCAGCATTAATGGATTTATTTGGTAAAAAAGAAGAAGAGGATGATGGATTAGATGATTACTATAGAAAAAATAGTATAGACATTGCTGATATAAGAAATAGACCTTATAATTTTTTAGCACCAAGAATAGCAGGAAGTCAGTTTGCTGCGGACGGTGGTAGAATAGGTTATCAAGAAGGATCTAAAGAACCTGTTGCAAAAGAGACTATGCCATTATTAGATATGGACGGTCAAGAAATGGATTTAAGAGAAGAAGGTGGGTTCGTACCACTGGGTAGAATGGAAAGAGCAGATGACGTGCCTGCAAGATTATCAAAGAATGAATTTGTATTTACAGCTGACGCTGTTAGAAATGCAGGTGAAGGAGATATAGACAAGGGAGCAGAAGTCATGTATAACATGATGAAAAACCTCGAATCCGGAGGTGAAGTATCAGAGGAATCGCAAGGATTAGATGGCGCTAAAGAAATGTTTAAAACATCACAACGATTAGAGGAAGTATTATAATGGCGACAGAAACCACAATATCGCGACCAGCACCATTTGTAGAAGATATAGGAAAAGATTTAGCTAAACAGGCCGTTGCCTTTACAGGTGTTCCTGTTGTATCAGGTGGAATTGGAAGTTTATCACAACAAACAGGTGAGACTGCAGAAGGATTTAAAGCAAGACAAGATGCTGCAAGAGCATTTACAACAAGACAACAAAATTTAGCAGGACTTGCACCAACAGTTGCAGGTCAAGATGCATTACAAACACAAGCACAAAATTTAGCAACACAAGGTGTTGGATCATACCAACCTTTTTTAGATCAAGCAAAAGCTTCAACTGGACCACAAGCTTTTCAAGAGTTTATGTCACCATACCAATCACAAGTTATGGAAGCATCACTTGCAGAGTTTGATAGAAATGCACAAATGCAACAACAACAAATTTCAGATCAAGCAGTAGCATCAGGAGCTTTCGGTGGTGGACGTGAAGGTGTTATGCAATCAGAATATCAATTAGGTTCAGATAGAAACAGAGCGCAATTACAAGCAGGTTTATTAAATCAAGGGTTTCAACAAGCTCAACAAGCAGCACAACAACAGTTTCAAAATCAACAAGGTCTAGCTCAATTAGTACCTGGATTACAAGGAACAGATATTTCACGTTTAGGTTCATTGGGCGCATTGAATCAAGCGCAAACACAAGCGGGCCTAGATGCAACTAGAGAAGCAAACAGAATGGCTGCGTATCAACCACAAGAACAATTACAAAACTACGGTAATCTTGTTACAGGGATCATGGGTGGAATGGCAGGATCAGGAACACAAACATCACAAGTACCAGATCCAGGATTCTTACAAACTGCATTAGGTGCAGCGGCTACTGGAGCAGGATATACGGCGCACTAAAAAAATAATATGAATAGAACATTAAAAAGACCGATGTTTAGAATGGGTGGTTCTACAAACTCTGGTATTACATCAGGGTTAGATACACCAAGACAAGGTTATAAAGTACCTGGAGTTGTAGATAAGAACGATGTAATTAGACAAGATGCACAAAGAATATTTGATGTTGGAGTTGATTTAAGAAAAGCAAATCAAATACCTACAGATAGGATGTTATATGGATCAGTACCAAGTTTATTAACTTCTTTTGGTTTAAATTTAATGTCACAAACGCCTAGAGGTAAAGGTTTAACTGGATTATTGGCTACAGCGGGTGAAGCTGCAAAAGAACCTTTTTCACAATTTCAACAAGGTAGACTTATGCAACAAGAGAAAGCTAGAGGGAGAAGAGATGATGCTTTAGACTCAGCAGTAGCAAGTGCTGTGGATCTTGAAAGAGAAAGAATTGAAGCAGCTGGTAAAGGAGCAGGTGGTACAGAATTTGAAAAAGAGAGAAGAGTTCAAATGTTGAATTCTCTTTATGATAATAAAATTCTTAAAAAAGAAGTTGAATTAGAAAATGCTTCAGGAGAAGCAAGAGATAAAGTTTTAGCTGATATAGAAACTTTAAGAAGAGAAAAAGAAGATTATGCAACATCTATTCTTGCAGGAACTATGACAGAAGATGACTTTGTAAAAGATATTATTATAGCCGGTGTTAAAAATGATGTGTTTGATCCTGCTAAAGTTGCAGAAAAATATCCTGCATTAGCTGGATTATTATATGATGAAATGGCAGATGGTGGTAGAGCTGGTTATAATGTAGGTGGATCAGCAATGATGCCAGCAGTTGCAGAAGCTGATGAAGATCAAGTTGAAAATTTATCTTTTACCGAACTAAGAGCAAGATTACCTCAATCTATAGATAATGATATTGTGCAAGTAATTGCTAATAGCAAACAAGCTCTATTAGATTTTGCAAATATTAGAGATCAACAAGATGTTGATCAATTCAACCAAAGATACAACGTAAGTTTGAATATAGCACAAGAGGGTTAAATGGCTGACCCTTTTAAACAAAAAGAAAAAAGCATAGAACGTGCTGAAACCATAACAGGACTTGCACGAGAAGTTTTAAACAAGAAGAAAAAACCTGTAAAGTTTACCTGGAAAGGTTTTGCTAATCTTGCATCTGGTTTTTTAGAAACAAATCCTTTTGATAAATTAAAAACAGACAGAATAAAAGAACTACAAGAAGGTTCCGAAGCTAAAGAAAAAGACTATATAGATTTTTTTGAAGATATAGAAAAAAGTTTGTATGGTGGTGTTCAAGATTTAGGTTACGCTGTAGGAGACTTGTTAACATCTGGTGTTGATGCTGTAGCAGGAACAGATCTTTCAGAAAAATTAGATGAAGTTTATGAAGAAAATAAAATAAAAGATCCTGAAACATTAACAGGTTCTATTACAAAAGTTCTTACACAATACGCTGTACCAGGTGGTGCAGCATTTAAAATATTAAACAGAGTTAAAATACTTCAAAGAAATAGAAAACTAGCAGAGACTGGAACTAAATTACAAAAAGGATCACAGATTGCAAAGAGAGCTGGTTACATGGCAAGTGCTCTTGCCGCAACAGACTTTGTTGCATCTACTCCGGACAAAGAAACTTTATTTGTAAAAGAAGAAAAAACAGAAGGATTAACTGGTAGAGATTTAGCATTAGCAAAACTAAGAAACAGAGTTAGATTTGGTGCAGAAGGTGCATTGCTTGGTGGTGGTTTTTCAATGATTGGTAAACCAGTGGCTCTTGGTTTTAAATATGGTATCTTTAAACCTGGTGCAAAGATCGCGGGCCTTGGATTAAAAGCAGTAGACAAGACTATTGTATCACCACTCACGTACTTTGGATCAAAAGCAATACCAGCACCTGCAGGAAAAGCTATAAGAAATGCAAGTGCGTTTGTAGTAAACAAAGCGTTAGCACCAATTAGATTAGGTACTGGAGCAAAACAATTACCTAAGTTTCAAGAATGGAAATTATTCAGTAGAGATAGTAAAGACCCACTAGAAAGAAGATTAAAAAAACTATCTGGTTTTTTAGAAAAGTTTACATCACAAGGAAAACTAACAGGACTTGGCTATCAAATATCATCAGAAGCTAAAAGAGAAATTAAAGCACAATCAAGAACTATAGAAAAATATTTAGAGTCTATTGAAAAGAAAGCGTACAATTTAGCAAAAGATTTTGAAACAAAACACAATACAAGAACTACATCAGAAGCTAGTCAAGATTATTATCTAGATCAAATACTTGGTTATTTAAAGGGTAATGTAAAATTAAAATCAGTTGCACCTGATCTTCAAGGAAGTGCGAAAAGTTTAAATAATGAATTGGTACAAATAAAACAAAAGTTCGCAGATCTACTACCTGAAGGTGATCTTAAAAATTTTATGTTAGATAATTTAAAAACATATATGAGACAATCATTTAGTATTTTTACTAACCCAAACTATCAACCAGATAAAAAAATATATGATGGTGCAGTAAACTGGGTAGCTAAAAATGTTGTACAAGCAAACAAAGATTTAAGAGAAGAAGCTTTAAAAACACTAAAGACCGGTAAGATGACAGACAAACAAGCTATTGATGAAATGGCTGAGTCTTTAACAGATAAGATATTGAAAGCTGGTAAACAAGATGGTGCAGATCCATTACAAGTATTAAGAAATGTAGCAGGAAAAGATTTTTTAAGAACAGATAGAATAATAAGAACTGGTGAAGAATTACCAGATGCTATTAGAAAATTATTGGGACAAGAAAATAATTTAAAGTCTTCTGTACTAACTACTACATCACATGCAATTACACACGCAGTTAACAAACAATCTTTTGATAAACTAGCTAAGATAGGTTTAGATGAGGGTTGGTTATTTAGAAGCAAGGCTGCAGCTGACGCTAAAAGATATTTAGATGCAGATAAAATAGGTGATATAAAAAGTTTAGGTTTACTTAAAAGTGAAATGTCTAAACTATATGCAACACCAGAATTACTAGATGTGTTTAGACAAACAAGAAAAGGTTTAGATACATGGATACAAAATGGTGTTTACAGAAACATACTACAATTAAAAGTAGCAGCACAGTATGGTAAAACTGTACTATCACCTGTTACACAAGTACGTAACGTTTCATCAGCAAGTTTATTTCCACTAGCTAATGGTCACATAGGTGGTAGAGCTTCGGTATCAGAATCATTAAAGATGACAATCGATGATATATTTGGTGCAGGAAAAGTTATAGATGAAGATGCATTTATCAAAAATATAGAAAACAAAATTAGACTTGGGGTATTAGATGAAAACATTGTAGCATCAGAACTTAAAGCAGTGTTGCAAGAAATAAAAAGTACAAGGGGTCTAACAAGTTTAGACAAAATTATAAGAGCATTATCTGATGGTAAGTTTGCATTTGATGATACAGCTCTTAAAAAAACTGGAGAAACAATAAGTAAGTTTGGTAAAGGTGCTACAAGAGTATATGCAGGTGGTGATAATATGTGGAAATGGTATGGACATGAATATGTTAAATCACAATTAAGAGGTTTGTATAGTAAGACAAGTGATATTTCTAAATGGTATGATGAAATTGTAGGTAGAAAATTTGACCCTAAAAATACATTCACAGGAAAACTAAAAACATTTGATGAAGCAGTAGATGAAGCTGCTGCATGGTATATTAGAAACACGTATCCAACATACAGTAAAGTTCCTGAGTTTGTTCAATCAATTAGAAAGTTACCATTTGGTAACTTTCGTATCTTTCCCAGCAGAGATGATAAGAACAACATACAACATTATAGAATTGGGTGCAAAAGAAGCTACATCAAATAATCCTAAATTAAGACAGATGGGTCTTAGAAGACTACTAGGAGCATATGTAACATTATCTGGAACAGGAGCAGCTGTAGGTAAAACAGCACAAGCTTTAACTGGTGTAACTATGGAAGAGATAGAAGCATATAAAAGAAGTCTATCTGCACCATGGGAAAAGAGAGCACAGATTATACCTATTAATAAATGGAAAGAAGGGGTAGGTAAAGCAATTAACTTTTCATACTTTAGTCCATATGATGTAGTAACAAAACCAATAGAAGCTGTATTTAAACAATGGCAAGAAGGAACTATTAAAGGACAAGACATAGGAGACAAATTACTTGCTCAAGCATTTAATCAAGATGGACCTTTAAGAACTTTATTAGATCCATTCATTACTCAGTCAATTGCACTTGAAAGATTTACAGATGTATTACCTGCAGAAATAGGTTTAGGTAATAGAGGTGGTATTACAAAAACAGGATCTAAAGTGTATTCAGAAACAGATAGTAGTGGTGACAAGATAGCAAAAAGTTTTGTGCATGTATTAAAAGGTATAGAACCGGGAGCACTTACAACAGGAAGAAAATTAGTACAAGGTTTACAGGGTGATGTAAAAAGAGGTGGTCAACCTGTATCCCTACAAGATGAAATACTTGCATTGTTATCAGGTATTAGAATTATCAATATTGATGCACCACGAACCATGCAATATAAAATTACAGAATACAACAATAACAAAAGATCTGTTACAGCTACAGAAAAATTTTTTAGTTTAGAAAACTTTAGACAAAGAGGTCCAGAAGTTTTAGCGGATGAGTTTAAAGACATACAAGAAGAAAATTTAAGAGTAAACAAAGACTTCTATCAAGTATTAGAAGATGCTCAAAGTATGGGTGTACCAAAACAGAAATTAAAAAGAATAATGAAAGAAAGAGGTATTTCTTCTAAAAACTCTAATAAACTTTTAAGAGGAGTTAATATACCTTACTCAGGTTATGATGGTCGTATGAAAAAAAGAATTACAGATGCTAGAAAATTATCTAAAGAATTAAATGAAGGATCTATTAATAGAAACTATTTTTACCCTAGAAGATTATTTAAACAAATAGAAAGAGAATACAAAAGAAAAAGTATTAAACCTATTGAACCAGGTCCAGGTTTGATTGAAAGAGGTATAAGTGGTGCACAAGATTTATTTGGTAGCATACCTCAACAAGACACAACAGTTCAACAAGCTAATATACAAACACCACCATTACCAAATACGCCTATGCCAATAACACCAAAAATAGCGACAAATATAAACTCAAATACTAACTTGACACAAACAGAGAGTGCATTACTATCTCCAAGTGAACAATTAATAAGACAAAGGTCTAGAACATAATGATAAACAAATTTAAAAGTTTGGGCGGTATGATAGGCAAGTCCTATCGGGTTTCTATTGTAGCGGGGGTTACAATATAATGGCTAAAAGATCTGCATCTGAGAGAATTGATTCTCATGAAAAGCTATGTAAGATTATGCAGAAACAAACTTTTACAGAAATTAGAGAAATAAAAGATAGAATATTAAGGTTAGAAAAAATGATATTGGGTGCAGCTGGTGCAGTTATAATTGCATTACTAATTAATAATATATAAAAATGGAACTTACACGAAACTTTACTCTTCAAGAGCTTATCAAATCAGACACTGCTATACGTAAAGGTATTAATAATAATCCTAACGCAGAACAAATAGAAAAATTAAAATTACTTTGTGAAAAAATTTTACAACCGGTAAGAGATCATTTCGGTAGAGTCAAAGTCACATCAGGGTTCCGTTCTCCTCAGCTTTGTCAAGCCATCGGTAGTTCGATCAACAGCCAGCACTCACGTGCGGAAGCGGCAGACTTCGAATGTGTTGGAGTAGACAATGCTGAACTTGCAGATTGGATACATAGAGAATTAGAATGGGATCAGCTGATCGTTGAGTACTACGTACCTGGAGAACCTAACTCGGGGTGGATACATTGTAGTATAACAGAAGGCACACCAAGAAAACAATTTCTACATGCATATAGAGAAGAGAATAAAACTAAGTACAAACCTATTTTAGGTAAAGCAAAAGATATACTTTAAATCCAATCTTTTAATTCTTCACCCATAACTTCAGATGCAATATTTATTTTATCTCTTAAAGCCTTCACAATCTTCTCGTCGATCGTGTCCTCGCAAATCAGATCGATATAAGTCACTGTTTTCTTTTGTCCTATTCTGTGTGCTCTGTCTTCTGATTGGAGTCTCTTTTCTAGATCATAGCCATTAGAATAATAGATAACAGTATTAGCTTGCGTAAGAGTAATACCATAGCCACCTGTTTGAGGTGTACCTATAATAAATCTACACTTAGGATCGTTTTGAAACTTACGAATATAGTCTTGTCTATCTTCTTGAGGAGTTAGACCATAGTAATGAACATATGAATCTGGACCATAGACTTTAATTATCTTCTGTATAATCTCACCTACACTTAATTGATAGTTGGCCCATATAATAACTTTACCTTCCGTATCTTCTAGTATGGACATCAATTCATTAAGTCTATTGCTTTCAACTTGTTGTGTAGGTCCCATCATCAGCGGTTACATAACCACATGTAATTTGATGTAGTCTCATTAATTGAGTTAACACAGTCATAGTAGTTGTAACTTTACCGTTAAGCACAGCAAGAGCTTGATCTTTCATTTGTTTATAAATTCTTTGTTGATCAGCTGTCAATGCTATATGACGTTTAATAAATACTTTAGGGGGTAAATCTAAACAATCTTCTTTTAATACTCTGTATGAGAATTGTTTTACTGTATCCGATAACTCACCTAAGTTTTGAAACTTATCTACTACTTGAATAGAACGTCCGTGTACATGCATCGTTTTCATTTCAGCATAACGATTACGAAACGCGTAGTAAGAACTAAAGTCCAATAACCACGGATCAAGGAACTCGCACTGTGTATATAAGTCCAGAGGGTTTTTTGTAATAGGAGAACCGGTCATGATTCTTTTATACTTAGCGTTTACTCCCATCTTAATAATATTTTTAGTACGTCTAGCAGTAGGAGTTTTGATTGTAGTAGACTCATCTATTGCCATCAAAGTTTTGTGAGAGTTAATAAATTTGGTTGCAAACTTAACACCTTTGTCTGTTGATAAAGCTTCAACATTCATAACTAAAATATGTAATGCACTATCTATTTCAAATAAAGAATCTAATTTTTCTTGTTGTGTTTTTGTAATATTTGGTTGCCACAATACAGACACATTTTCTATATGGTCAGGTAAGTGTGTAGGAAGTTCTTGTTCATACCAAGTTTTAACAACACCTTTAGGTGCAATAATTAAAGCACCATCTATCTTGCCTTTGTCATATAACATAGCAAGGTTGTCTATTAATACTTTTGTTTTACCTGTACCCATCTCCATAAAATAAGCAAAGTTTTCTTTGTTCCACGATTTTTCCAATGCAGTTAATTGATGTGCATAGGGTTTAGTTTTAAATTTATAATTCATAATTTTTTTTCTTCTTTCTAGTTGACATTAATATAAACATGTTTATATAGTTTGTCAATGTCAGAAAGAAAAGTTTATGTAATACAAGAGATACCAGGTAGCCAAGCAGGCAGCCCTAAAATAAATATTATGGGTGCAGCCTCTTATTCTACTTCAGGTAAATTTAATTTTTTATTACCAGAGTTTTCTCAAATGATTTTTTCTCCTGGTCCATTAATTTTTAAATTAAGAAAAGGTTTAAGAAATTATACATCAGAAGATTATTTATTATTAACAGGAGATCCTGCAATCATTGGTGTTGCATGTTCTATTGTATCTGATATTACAAACGGCAAATACAATGTATTGAAGTGGGATAAACAAGAAAGAAAATATTATCCTATTGAGATTAATCTATACGAGAAAGGAGAAATAGATGACAATTAATTTTGAACAAGACCAACAAGATGCAATGAGTAAAACTGAAAACATTCAGTCTCTTGCAGATCAAGTAGAAATGTTAGAGGGGTTGCACAAAAGAATAGAAGCAAGTGAAAATAACATTAAAGATTTAAAAAAAGAATACCAACGTATATCAGGTGAGGTTATACCGACCATGATGTCCGAGATGGGTTTAGCAGAATTAAAACTTCAAGATGGATCACATCTTAAAGTTTCAACGACGTATCGTGCTACTATTACAGAAGCAAATAAAGAGACGGCGTTTAACTGGCTTCGAGACAATGGACTAGGTGATATTATTAAGAACGAGATCTTGGTATCATTTGGTCGTAACGAAGATAACAAGGCAGCATCATATGCTGAACTTGCGAAGGGTCAAGGGTTTCAACCGACACAAAAGATGAAGGTTGAGCCCATGACTCTGAAAGCGCTAGTCCGTGAGCGTATTGAGGCAGGTAAAGAAATGCCAACGGAAATCTTTGGGGTATTCTCAGAGAATAAGACAACAATAAAAAGGAACAAATAAACATGAACCAAGTAGCAGAAAAAAAGAATAAGCGCATTAGCAACATTTGATATGGAAGCTGATGCAGCACAAGGCGCTCAAAATATATCGCAAGAAGATCTTGCGTTACCATTCTTAAAAATTTTGGGACAACTATCTCCAGAGGTAAACAAAAGAGATGGTAAATATGTCGATGGTGCAGAACCAGGCAAAATAATAAATACTGTAACTAATGAATTGTATGACACTTTAAATGTTGTACCATGTCATTACAAAAGACAGTACATCGAATGGCAAGACAGAGGTACCAGTACAGGTGCACCTGTTGCAATGCACGAGGCAGACAGTGACATTGTAAGTCAGACGACTAGAGGTAAAGATTATAAAGACAGATTACCAAACGGTAACTATCTTGATAACACAGCTAGTCACTTTGTATTGACTCTTGGAAATACTCCACAAACAGCTTTGATTTCTATGAAATCTACTCAACTTAAAGTTAGTAGAAAATGGAACTCAATGATGATGGGTATCAAGATGCAAGGTAAAAACGGTCTATTTACACCGCCAACTTATAGCCACATTTATAAACTATCAACCGTTCAGATGTCTAATGACAAAGGAACATGGTTTGGTTGGGATGTAGCTAAAGTTAGTCCTGTAGAAGATAAAGCTGTATATGATATGGCAAAATCTTTTGCAGAATCAGTGGGTAAAGGTGAGATTGAAGCAAAACCTGAAACTCAGGAACAGACTAAAAAATCTTTAAATTTATAGTATCCTAGGTAGTGGGCGTCTAAGCGAGAGTGGCAACGCCCACTTTTAATTTATGAATGAAAAGATAAATAAAATTCCGATTAATTATGAAGATTGGCTTGATCTTGGTCACGTGATAATACCCACTGATCAAAAAAAAGCTAGGGTCAGTTGGAAGAAAGATGATTTTAGTTTAACGAAAGAAGAATGGAAAAACAATTATTCAAAAGCACAAATAGCACTAAGATTAGATAGTCATATTGATTTAGATATAGACAATCCTGTAGTTAGAAGATTTATAACACACTATTTAAAAGACTGTGGAGCAATTTATGGAAGAAGAAATAACCCTAATAGTCACTATCTTTGGAAAGGGTCTTGTGAATTTATACAATACATATTACCAAAAAGTTTTGAAAAAAATTTTAAAAAGTTTCCACATGGTGCAACTCTTTGCGAATTAAGAAGTGGCAAAGAACGGTATACTATCGTTCCAGAATCTCCTTATGATGACAATGGTGAAACAGTTGAGTGGTCTAACTACAATGAGATACACGAGTACATCGGTAACGTAGTTGTAGATGTTAGTAAGATTGCTTTGTCAACTGCTCTTACAATTATATATCCTTCTACAGGTTCTAGAGATATTTATTGTACAGGCCATAGCTGGAATTTTAATTAAAAACACAGACTGGACAACAGAACAAATAGATAGCTTTGTTTACAACATTGCTATTGAAGCGAACGATACCTGAACCCGAAGAACGTAAACAAAAAGGTACGACAGGAAAAAAGGGAGATAAGCTTTATGGTATTCCAAAATTAGCAGAAGTTTTAAATGTAGATAAAAAAGATGTTGCAAAATTATTTAGTTGGATTGGTGTTAAAAACAATAGTGAAGAAATACAAGAACACATAGGTGATATAGTTGAATACGGTAGCGATAGGTATTTTGTAAAAATTTATTTATTAGAAGACGGAAAGAAAATAGAAAAAGACATAACTGTGGAAGGTCCACATTTAATGAAAAAGAAAATTTTTTATGATGAAGTAATGAAACAAGCAGCGGTCTTTTTACCTTTTATGAAAGAACTTGATTTTGATAAAATGATGATGGCAAAATTTCAAGCCAGAACAAAATCACAAGATTATGATCCTGAGTCTAGCGAAGATGTAAGATTTATAGGATGGTTTGAATCTTTTATTGATAAGTACAAAGCTTATACAGATAAGAAAGAATTAGCAGATTTTAGTATGCCTTATTTTAATATGAAAAATAATAGTTTAGGAATTTAATTTAAATAAATTTGATGAGTTTTTAGCTGAAAAAAGAGTAACTTTAGCAAGAGTAGATCTTGTTTTAAAATGCAAACGTATTTTAAGAGCTAAAAGATATAGAGGAAAATACAAAGAACAGTCTTGCCCTTCTTATAAAATAGATAACTATAATATAAACAAGGATCATTTGATCATAGAAGGAGAAGCACAAGAAATAGAGGAAAGGGTAATAACTCATGAAACAACCTAAATTTGTATCTGGTCCTCCAGGTACAGGAAAAACTCATTTATTTTTAATAGATAAATATAAAGAATTATTAAAAAACTATGAACCAGAAAAAATAATAATGTTATCGCACACAAATGTAGCTGCAGATGAATTAAAAGATGCTGTCTTAGATTTACCAGAAATGAAAGAAAGAGGTTTAAGAAAAAAATTTTTTAAATATAAAATATGCACGAATACATTCTTTTTGTAAAAGCAAGTTATTAAAAAAAGAATTAAGAACGTATGCAGATTACCTTAACTTGTGTACAGAAAATAGTGGTTTTAAAGCACAAAGAGTAACTCAATCAGAATTTGATAATGACAAACATAAATTTTTTAAATTTCTTGGAGATGCTTTTGGACAAGGAAGAACAATCAAAGAGCATTGGAATTCTTTAAGAGAGACTAGCTCTAACTACTATCCTTATAATAACTTTAAAATGATTAGTGAAATGAAAGAAGTTTACGATAATTATAAAAAAGTTAATCAAGTATGCGATTATGATGACATGATAAAAGATTTTATAGATCACGCAGTTACTCCAGACATAGATGTTTTAATAGTGGATGAGGCTCAAGATAGTAATATACCTCAGTTAAAAGCTTTAGAAAAAATGTCTACAAATGTAAAAGAATATTACATGGTAGGAGATGCGGATCAAACTATCTTTGAATTTGCTGGTGCTAATGCAGATTATTTTCATAAACTTTCTAAAGATGCAGAACAATTAAAACAAGGTTTAAGATGCGGAGAAACAATAAATACATTATGTAAAGAAATAATAAAACCTATATGGGACCATTATGGATATGAAAGAGTTTGGAAACCTGCAAAAAATATTATTGGAACACATTACTATTTACCAAGTCTTACCACAGACTGTTCGGCTATGGAAACTTTATTAGACAAAATAAAAAATACTAAAGAAACTTTTTTATTTACTTATAGAGGAACGCCTTCTGGAAAATGGGCAAGATCTTTTTTACACTATCACGGGATAGAGTTTTGTCATGTAGGTAGTGACCCTTATGTTTCTAAAAAAGAAATAAGATGTCATAAAACATGGCCAGAATTTGTAAAAGGAAAACAAATGCCTTTAAAACAGATAAAAGAATTTTGGAATTATATGGGTCAACAAGTTATTGTAAGAGGAAAAGGAGAAGCAACTTTTGAAGATTGGATAAACAAAGATTATTCTATCCAGGAGTTAATAGAAAAAAAATATTTACGTGCAGAAAGCCTTGATTTTACTGACTTTTATCACACAAGGATTAAATCAAAAACAAATGAAGAAAAAATTATGTACATAAATAATTTAATAAGAGATGGAGTGGACACAGAAGGAGAGGCAAGAGTTTATTATGGAAACATACATAAAGTAAAAGGACAGACTTACGATAATGTAATAGTCGATGAAACTTGTACTAGACGAGAAGACTATTTTACTCAACTGCGATTAAAATACGTAGCATACAGTAGAGGTAGGGTAGATTGTTGGACTGTAGCATCACAAGATAGATACACATTAGGGAGAAAATATGACAGATAAATCTATATTTAAAGGAATGGGTTATAAATCACTAGACAAGCAACACGGCGGGAATCACTACAAACAATTTAGCATACAACCTGCAGAATTTATAAATGAAAATAAATTTTTATTTGCAGAAGGAAACGCTATAAAGTATATTTGTAGACATTCTATGAAAGGAAAAGAAGAAGATATTAAGAAAGCAATACACTATTTAGAAATGATATTAGAGAGGGATTATAATGTGTAAGACACCAGAAGATTTAGATTTAGAACGGTATAGATACAGTTGCAGTTGACTTAGAAACTTACGACCCTAATTTAAAAACAAAAGGTTTAGGTGCTATAAGAGGAGATGGTTTTGTATGTGGAGTTGCAGTTGCAACAGGTAGAGACACTGTTTATTTTCCAATTAATCATTCAGATACAAATTTATCTTTAGATAAAAAAATTAAATTATGGGAAGCTTTAGATGAAAAATTATTTCAAAATGAAAAAATAACAAAAGTATTTCACAATGCAATGTACGATGTATGTTGGATTAGAGCTGTGACAGGTAAAAAAATGAAAGGTCGAATTGTTGACACAATGATTGCAGGTTCTGTAATTGATGAAAATAGATTTAAATACTCATTAGATTCTTTATCTAAAGATTATAAAATTGGATCTAAGTATCAATATGATTTACAACAGAAAACTTTAGAATGGTCTAAAGGAACAATTAAAGATCCGATGACTAATATGCATAAGTTACCTGCATCTATTGTAAAAGATTATGCCAAGCAAGACGTTGATTTAACTTTTAAGTTATGGAAAATGTTCAATGAAAAATTTGACGAAATATTATACACTAAATACAAAGAAGATAAAAATGGAAAAAGAATAAAAGATAAAAATGGAAAAGATATTATTATCGAAGAAAAAACAAGTAGAAATATTTTTGAATTAGAAACAAAATTATTTCCTTGTTTAGGTTGACATGAAATTTAAAGGCGTTAAAATTGATGTCGAAAAAGCTAAAGCATTTGGTAAACGTTTAGAAAAAACTAAAAATAATATTATAAATTATATTGCTAGAAAAACTAACATTCGAGTAGAAATATGGGCAGCCTCTTCAATTAAAGCTTTATTAGATCACGAAAATATTGATGATTATACAAAAACACCTAAATCTGGAATGCCACAGCTTCCTAAAAATTATCTATCTACCCATAAAAATAAATATTTAAGACTAATAGCTAAGGCTAGAGAATTAGATAAAGCTAAAAATACTTTCGTAGATGGTTTATTAGGTTTTGTTCACAACGGAAGAATACATGCAGATATAAATCAAATTAGAGGAGAGCATGGAGGAACGGTTACAGGTAGATTTTCTATGAGTAACCCTAACCTACAGCAAATTCCTTCTAAAGGTTATATAGGCAAAAAGATGAGAGAATTATTTATTCCTGAAACTGGAAGTGATTGGTATAGTTTTGACTATAGTCAACAAGAACCACGTATTGTTGTCCACTATGCTATTAAATTAGGTATGGATGGAACAGATGATTTAAAAGAAGAGTTTGATAAAGAAGATGCTGATTTTCATCAGATTGTTGCAGACATGGCAAATATACCAAGAAAACAAGCTAAAACAATTAATCTTGGTTTGTTTTATGGTATGGGTAGAATAAAACTACAAAAAGAATTAAACTTGGATTCAAAACAAGCTCAAACTTTATTTAATACTTATCATTCTAAAGTCCCTTTTGTAAAACAATTATCTAAAGATTTATCAGATTTTGCAAGTGAAGAAGGATTGTTGTTTACGGTAGCAGATAGGTTCTGTCGATTTGATAAATGGGAAACTAGAGACAAAGAATGGAACCCTGAGACCAATCGTTTTACTGAAGTAAAACTTCACGCCAAAAAAGAAGATGCCATTGATGCTTATAAATTAGAACAAATGGAAAAATACGATAAATATATAGATCCTACTTGTGAGCATTTTGAAAAACATTATACTAGAGCATTTACATACAAAGCATTAAATAGACTGATACAGGGATCAGCTGCAGATATGACAAAAAAGGCAATGGTCTTGTTATATGAAAAAGGTATAGTTCCTCACATACAGATACACGATGAGCTTTGTGTATCGATCAAGGATCAAGAAACACGGACCACGGTTCAAAAACAATGGAGACAGCAATACCTTTAATGGTCAAGAACAAGGTAGACTATGAATCTGGACCAAACTGGGGTAATATAGATGAGGAATAATTATGGCTTACTTAAATGCAAACATACCGGCAACTTATGCACAAATAAGAAGAGAATATTTATATGATTGTAAAAAACATCATGGAGAAGTTGAAGACTGCATTGTCTTTGGTCTTAGCGCTCTTACAGGTCGTAGCTATATTATTTCATGCTATTATGGAAAACGGTGCAGTATTTTATCGCCTACCAATTAGCGCGTTTATTCAACAGGGATTTGAACCATCCGGAGTGCCCGCAAGACGACTTGATGAACTACAGCTCTGGAATTGTTTTTCTTATTATCCTTCTGTCCATCGTTGGGATATATTAGACGGACAAGCCGGTAAGTATATCGGAAAAGATAAGAAATGGCACCCAGGAAAATATTTATTTACAGTTGACTTTGCACATCCAGACAGTAATATACTTGACACTGATCATTCAGAGATTCCGCACGAACACAAGTGCGCTCACATAATTGCCCTCGATGACGGTAATTTTGCAGCACAACCTAACAACAGATGTATATGGGACATACCTTCTTTTACTGTAAGGATGAAACTCCTGATTGGAAAGTGCAAACTACTGAATGGAACGTAGAAGATAGTAGAGCATGGCGGACAGAAGATACCGACAAGTTCTTCTATGAAATCGAGGAGAAAAAAAATGATTGATAAAATAAAAAGTAAAGCTGTGCATTACTGGTCAGAACCACAAGATTGAATGTCTTGTAGTTCGTAGTTTTGGTTATAGCACTACATAGTTAAGTAATGAATTTAGTAGATTTATTAAAAAAGAATATCGTAATGGTTCCGGTTGTGGCTTCAGTCCTAGTCGGAACTTTTACTGGTGTTCGTTATATTGTAAATCTTACTGACACTATTAATCAAAACGAATTAAGACTTACTAATCTTGAAAGAGATGTAGGTGTATTAGAAAAAAATATTACAGATATTAATACAAGACTATCTTCTGCTGAAGCAACATGGCAGATGGCAGAGAATTTATACAGACAATTAGCTGATCAAGTTAGAGAACACAGTTATGATATCAAAGATCTCAACAGAGAAATAAATTATTAAGGTGACCTATGGAGATAGCCAGGATGAATTATTATTTTACAGGTTTGTTGGTTGTCTTGCTTTGTTTGTTAGCTTGGGTTGGTACCTGCATATCCTAAAAATGAGTATCTCAATAATGGTACTAATACTTGTAGCACTGGTGATCTTAGCTTATCAGTCGAACAAAGGGACTCGGAGTCTAGGTATAGACACTTTAATCCTGACAATAATTATAATAGCCCTTCTGATGATAGGTCCTTACGTCTGACTTAGAGAAAATTTTTAGGTTCAGCCTGCACTGATGAATTTAAAGCTGTTCAACAAGAAAATATGGAGCTAAAACAACAGTTAGAGCTCATGAAAATGTGCGGAAAAGTCAATAAAAACCCCTACTTTGAGCCAATAATCCTAACTTCAAATTGTTAGTTTCTAAATGTTCTGGTATAGTTATTCCCTGATGATAAGATTATTAAACCTGATGGAAGCTATTGGGATTCAATTAAAGATGATTATAAAAAAGAAAACCCTAACATCAAACTTATGGGCGACAAGTTTATAGGACCAAAAGATGAGTAATAAACCATTAAATATCGGAGAAGAGGCAAGAGTACAGATGCCGATGAAGACGGTAGCTAGCCTGATCGTGCTCGTAGCAATGGGCGTGTTTGCGTACACAGAGCTTACTGCGAGGTTGGTATCGTTAGAGACATCACGTGAGTTGTTTGAAAATGATTTGCTCAAGAAGTCAGAACAAGTGCCCACGGACCAAGAACAACATTTTTTAATTGAGGATTTGTACAAGACCGTCGAGAAGATGGAAGAGACTCAAGAGATGAACATGACTAACAAAGTCAACATAGAATTTTTAAGAGAACAATTAGATAAAGCATTAGAAGATATTGAAGGATTGAAAGATAAAGTAAGAGAAAACGGAAAGGCTTACTAATGACAGAGTTAATTGTAGCCCTACTTATGATTGTACACGGAGAGATTAAGGAAGCCCGTATACAACCGACAATGTCAGATTGTTTGAAAGGGAAAGCGCATCGCAAAGCGTGCATCTAAGTCACATATAAAATATCAATGTATTAAATCAAAAGCAGAATTAGAGAAAAATATAGATGGATCTTTGTCGATAAAAAAGCTAATATTAGAGTAATGAAAGTAACAGCAGAGATAGTAAATGGACAATGTCCAACATGTGAAGAGGTCACTATGTTAGTTGGATTGTCTAATGAAATTTATAGATGTTTAAGTTGTGGTTCTGATCTAGTACAGCACATCAATGGTAAGATAGTTTACCTACCTTCAATTACTAGAACAAAAGACATGAAACCTTTTGTAAAAGAATGGAAGAATGGCTAGACAAAGTTTTAAGTTCTTTACACCTCGTGATAAACCCAAGAAACGTGGACCACGGCAACATAAAAAAAATAAAAATAAGCAAGAAAAGCGCCAAAAATCACAAAAAAGATATAAAGGCCAGGGTTGACAAACATCCATTAGTATCCTATATATAATACAAATAACAATTAACACAGAAAGAAGAAAGTTATGAAAAAGAAAAAAGCAGCAAAAGACGCTTATTACGAAGAAGAGTCTAACAGAGTATATGTATTTAATAATGTTATGTTTAACTTTAGTATGTACATAAACGCAAGCACCGCTAATGAAGCCATGGAAAAATTTGATCAATGTGGGTTTGCTCACAGAAATCACTGGAAAGTTATGGTCGAATTATCAGAACAACCATCGGAGGGTCCTCATGGCGAATAAACTAGATTGTACTGATAAAGCTTACGAGATAATGATGAAGCATACCAACTGGCGTAAGCCTAAACGTATGACTCCAAAACGTCAAAAAGCAATTGATGAATCTTGGGGACGATGGAAGATATATAGACAAGCATTATTAGATGCTAATTTATATAGTGGTATGGCTTGGTCTGGAGATAGTAAATGGCCTAAAGTAGATATAAACACTAAAGAAAAATTTACTGAAAGTATGTTGACACAACATTGTATCAGTCATACATTTACTTTAGATATAGAAAGGTTGAGATGAGTAAAGAAAAAACAATAACAATAACAGTAGATGGTACTAATCCTGGTCAATGGTCTAACCTAATACTGGAACTAAATATTATGAAAAAAGCTTGGAGATCTTTTGGTGTAACCATGGATTTAAAAGCACCAGGTATAAAAAATATAATTGAGTGGGGAAATAAAACAGGAGATTATGTCAGACCTAATCGAAAAAAAAAATAATGGAACTAATAATACAAAACGACGGATTGTATCAGTTAGTTCCTGTCACAAAAGCAGATGATGGAACATATCTCATTGTTGGTAAAAGTAGATTGCATGGATCTGTGCGAGATACTAAGACTAAAACTGACAACGTACGCCGACAGTTTAAATCTACATGTCATGAATGATGGCAGTGGAAATTTTTACGGTTGTATTTGTAAATAGACCTATCCCTAAAGAGGGGAAATATTGTGGGATAGGTTTATGGTGAGAAGATCTAATCCGATAACACAATTAAATTATCTTGTCAACTTTACAATCAAACCTAGTATACATTTCGTATTTATCTACTACTTCTGGAGTCATTTCTTTTAATAAAATACTAGAGTAATCATAACCAAAATAAATACATTCATGATAGGTATCAAACTCTACGATAGGGAGTTGGAATTGGTTTGCAGTCATTTCCTGGAATACCACTACAAACTAACATTAATAAAATAAATTTTGTCATTGACAATCCTATATTATGCACTATATAGTCTACTTTAACATGAAAGGAAGTAAACATGACAGACATGACTAAGTACAAAAACGTTTCTTTAAGTAAAGAAACATACGCTACTTTAGATAAGTTATCAAAGGTAATATTGCCCGATGCAAAATTATCAGTAGCAAAGACAATAGAAGCAATAGCAAACGAGAAAGCGAAGAAATTAAATGGCAAGTTCAAAAAAAGTTAAGAAAGTATACATTTGTCCTACCTGTAAAGGTAATGGCTATGTAAAAGTCGCTTGCATTTATGAAAAAGAAGATATGGTTCATCAATGTTGGGACTGTGAGTCGCAAGGAGAACTTTACGATTATGGAGATGAAGACTTTTCAGATCTTGAAGGGGAAGGAATGTCAATACACTAATGATACCTGATACTGACAAAGCGTATATTGCAGGACTGTTTGACGGAGAAGGGTCCATACATATAAGACGTGGCATTGAAAAGAAAAAGAAACACAAAGGCAAACCTGGATACAGACTATCTAATAGTCTGCGTCTAAGCATGGAGATCACTATGACTGACCGTAGTGTTCTCATGTGGGTGCATGAAGTATTAGGTGTTGGAACTCTAACACCTAAAAAGGTTAAGGGTAAACGTGTAGATGGTACACCTTATCTTAAACAATACAGATGGCGATGTACATTTAGAGATGCATACTATGTGTGTTGTTTGATATGGCCATTTGCACATACTAAACTACCTAAGATACAACAAGTCATAGAACATTACACACAACAAGCGTTAAAAGGTAATGTAATTTCTTTAGAAGAGTATAGGATGGTACAAAAAGATGTTAGATAAATATATTTATAATTTTTTATATTTTGTAAACCATGTATCAACTAAACTAACAAGTTGGTCCTGGTGTAAATTATATAGTGATAGGAAAAAAGGTTATGGCTACAGGAAAAAAAAGATAGACCATGGGATGGTAGATCAAGACCGTCTGATGATTAGTATAGTAAAAGAGTTTGATGAGAATATTTAAAACCTAAAACTACTTCAGAATTACTTAGAGAAGGTTACGAGGAAGAGAAGAAGGATGTTAGAGAATGAAGAAGAGTAATAAATACAATTATTTAGAAGGAAAACAAATCACGGATCCTGATACAGGAAAACGTGTCTATGAGATAAGTTCTTATAGACTTCCGAGTCGTAACTACTATATTAGGGGCTACCAAAAATACAGAATTTTTAACCAAATGGAAGGCCAAAGTCGGTGAAGAACAAGCAGAGCGAATCAAGAATGTTTCTAGTGCACGGGGGACCAGTATGCATAAATTCCTCGAGTCATTTATCACAGATGTTGGTTACGATGATCTTACAGAACTCGGACAGGCGGCGTTGCCCATGGCCAAAAAAATTATGGAGATCGGTCTTGCGCCGGTGGAAGAGTATTATGGTTCCGAAGTTACGTTACACTATCCGGGCCTATACGCAGGCCAAACAGACCTTATCTGTAATCATAATGGTATGGAAACTGTCGTTGACTTCAAGCAAGCTAACCGTCCGAAAAAGAAAGAATGGATCGAAGATTATTATTTGCAAATTGCAGCATACGCCATGGCACACGACTATGTCTACGGCTCCCAAATTAAACAAGGAGTTATCATGGTATGCACGCCTGACCTATATTATCAAGAGTTCAAAGTAGAAGGACCTGAATTAAGGCGCTGGAAACATGCGTTTTTGAAGAGATTGGACATGTATCATGACCTAATGTTCGATGAGAAAGAAAAAACAACACCGATGAAAGAAGAAGATTTTAATGAAAACAATCAACACAAATTTAAAAAATTATAAAACAGATATAGGTGTTTCTGAATTAGAAAAACAAATAGAAACATTAAAACAAAAAGCAGCTTTACCTTGTATTTATGCTTTTATAGATATTAAAAAAGAATTTGTTCCTAATGGAGTTCTTTACATTGGACAAAGTAAATCAGTCAAAAACAGAATTCTTAATTATAAAGGTAAAAAATCTTCTGAGATTTTAAAAAAATTACAAAAAAGATTTAATCTTTGGGATAATTATTGGGGACAAGATTGGGGAGATGGTGAAATAATGGGCCCTAATCAAAAACAGGCAGCAGAAATAGATAACCTTCGTAAGTTTATAGAAGACCCAACAAGATGTCAGTTAATAATTAAAATAAGAAAAAAAGAAGAATCAGAAGAAACACGTAAAAAATATGAGAAATTATATATAAATCGTTACTATCCTTTTTTAAATAAAATGCCATGGCATCCTTATAAAGCTACATCACGAAGATATTATATGAATCAAATGCATCCTGAAAAAAATCAAAGAAGTAAATTACCTGTTTATTGTTTACATACAGGAGACGTTTTTGAAGGACCTAGCGAAATAGAAATAAGAAATTTAAATAAACAAAAGTATGATTCGAGAGTGAAAGGAATAAAAATAGATTTAAATGTTTAGAAAGATAAGACCAAATAATTTAGATAAAATAAATAAATTACAATCTATGAAGGTACATCCTGTAGGAGTAATAGGTAAAAGAGATGTGCGTATAAATAAATTAATTAGTAAGTTATATAATAGAAAGGAATACTATGACGGACCAGACGAGATGGGGAATAGACCAAGTTCAAGTAAAGAATAAGGCTATAAAATACCAGAAGGACCTTGTATCACGGGCCATGGATCATGTGGTCAAGATGGACGAATCAGGGATCACGGATCTTATGATTCAGATTGAGGCGGAATATGAGCGAAAGTATGGCAAAAATAAAACAGATAAAGTTGTTCTTTAGAATAATTCTAAATAATTTTGCGAACCCTAGGGTTCGGGAAATGCCCAAAAGTGCGAACTTAGGGTTCGGGAGCCTTCGCACTTTTTGTAAAAAACAGGTCAATTGTGTCCAAATTGTGTTCAAATATGGCCTTTGCCACATTTCTGCCACAAAAGTGCGAACCCTACCCCCTGTTTTGCGAACCCATTTTACGCCAATGCGAAGCCTTGCGAACTTAGGGTTCGGGGCTTACTATTCAAGTATACCAACACTAATAGCTCAATTTTTAAGTTTTGCGAACTTTCAAAAATATTTTTTGTCTAGCGCATGAAAAAATATAATTTGTCATATAGGGTTCGCAGATGTAAAAGAAGTTATGCCTAAAAAGAAATCTAGACGTATAAATAGCTATAACAAACCCAAAGCTGGTCAAAGCAGGCAGTTAAGTTTCCATACAAGCGTGTACGTATAGATTGGATTGACATCATCACAGAAGGTGGCTGGGGCACAGGTAAAAGAGTTTACTGATATGAAACTAGCTACACCTGTAAGTGAAGGTTGGCTGTTTTCTAAAGACAAAGATACTGTGAGAATATTTGCAGGTTATGATGTTGATGATGATGGTACTATTACTTTTTCGGAGCGATCGGTTTTTCCAACGTCTTGTGTGAAGAAGATAACGAAGATTCATTAGGTGTCACATTTATCAGAGATCCGTAATCGTCTATTATCTGTTTCATTTTTGCTTCTAGCTCTTGTTCTGATAGGTCCTCTAGTTTTCCTGTTTTTATTATCTTTCTATCTATGTATAGTCCTGCTGCTTTTCCTCTGTTTGCTTCCGCGTTCACTGCTGAAGAGAATGATCCTTTTTTTAAAGCGGCCTCTCTTAGTCTAGCAAGTTCTGCAATGTGTCCTTCATAAGATACCTCATGTTTTCTAATTCTCTCTTCTCTCAACTGTCCTAAATATTTTGCAACTAATGGTGAGAGTCTTGGGTTGTTTAATTCTGATCCTTCTTGTCTTGCACGTTTAGGACTGTAGCCAGCAGCGATAGCCGCTTCTGTTTGTGTCATTGGTCCTTCCGGTCCACCGAATACTAAGAACTCAGCAAAACGTTGTTGCATTTCTGTTAATCTTTTTGGAACACCCATGTTGACAATTTAAGGTAACTATCCTATATTGTCAAGAATGAAAGTACATAGAAGTTCACAAGAATTACAAGAAACTATAGAAGGATATAAGATGATTATAGAAGAACAGAAGAAAGAGATTTGGGAATTAAAACAAATTGCATCTGAATACGAAAAAAATAAAAACTTGTTGCAAGGTTATAAAAACGTGATACAGGATTTATCATCCAGGTTGGTTAAATAATGTTAATCAAACATTTGCAAGACTATCTAGAAAAGTTTACTGAAGGTCCAGGTGGCACAAAAGGCAACGCAGTTTCCAATGCTCGTGTCTACATTATGGACGAGAAAGGTTTTCTTGAAGAGATCAAACGTATTGAAGTGCACGAAAGTACAATCATAGGGGACGGTTCTATTAAGGTAGTATTGAAACCACAACGTGAGAAAAAGCTTATTTTAAATCCTGGTTTAGTGGGTGACCATTAACATTTAAACACAGGAGTAACCTTGAAAACAGCATGGCGCCAGAGCGTAAATTATATCAAAAAGTTAAGAAACATTTTACCAATTTTTCCCTCATTAGACTTGAAAATAATAGCTTACACGGTACTCCCGATCTATTGGCTTATAATAATTCTGGCCACTTTTTCACTATCGAACTGAAAGTCACTTCGGGTAACCGATTAAAGTTTTCACCACACCAAATAGCCTTTCATGTGAGGCATCCGAACAATACATTTATCATAGCAGAGGCCCTTGGTCCAAGGTCCGAGAAACTTATTTACATGTATCCTGGTTCAAGAATCTTGGAGCTTGAAGCCTGTGGCTTGAAGCTTGATCCTTTATGCTTGGGGCTTGAAGCTTGTGGCTTGTGGCTTAATAGACTTGGTGCTTGAAGCTTGCGGCTTGGAGCTTGATGCTTGTGGCTTGCTGCTTGGAGCTTGAGGCTTGTGGCCCGGACCAGGTGCACGCTGGGCTTCAGCCGTCGCTTTTCCATTGCTAATGACCTGATCCGATTTATCCCTTGGGATTCTGTAAAATTTTGGGTGTTTAAAAACAAATGTCATGTTAGTGTTTACCATATTCTATATTCTTAACAAGCGGGTCCCAGCAAGCTCGACAGCTGCCGCACTCATTGTTGTTGTCAGGGGCTGGACAGCTTCGACTCTTCGTCGAGACTGTTGACGTATTGGCCCAGCTCTTGACTGGTCCCTGGTCAATCATCGGTGATGAAAATCTTACAACTAAGTTTGCTGGCGCCATGTGCATATGGTCCTTGATCCACGCTTCACGCGTTGGCATCCAGTGACGCTTAGCTGGTGTGGCTCTACAGACTTCGAAAATTTTCATTAAGTGGGTGAAGTCCTGCACGTCGCCTGAATCGTGCCATCTAAACACATCAGGCTTTTTGCTGTTGATCAGTGTTGCCATCGCTTCGACCCATTGCGGGTGATCAATTGCCTTCAGGCGCTTGTATTGCGCCGCTTGTACAACAGCGAAAACATAACAACCTTTCTCAGCGTAACAGCCTGAGCATACTGAGTTAGGTATTAATTTTAATTTGTTTCCAGTCTTGCATTCAGCAGCAGGAATTCCAATTGCCCAGCCGGGCATCTTCGACGGTTTACTTAGCCCTCCAACCAGGGCCCATGCTTCTTTAGTATTCATATTCTTTTGTCCTTTCTTTTATAGGATACTATAACATTATAATTCTTACGTGTCAAGCTTGCGGCTTGTCGCTTGCAGCTTGAGGCTTGTTGCTTGTAGCTCGGTCCTTGGGCCTCGAGCCAGCGCCAGTGGTGCAGCAGGATCTGTATACTTTCAGATCCTGCTCTATGGGCCTTATTCATTTTAAATATCCAATCTCTTTCAGGTAGTCATAGGCATCATCCATCGTGGATCTAAAATGCTCAGTCCTGTATTCGGCTGGACAGTCTTCATCAGCCTGGCAGCACATAGCTGCCAGGTGAGCTGCAAGTATTTTTTCTTTTTCAGTCATCCTTTCTGTCCTCCATGTATTTTCTTGATCTCTCCTGATCTTCCTTCACCATCCGGATGATCTCTTCCAGGGCGTTAGCTACTCTGTTCAGCTGCTCACCAGCTTCGTATATTTTTATTTTACTCATATGTATTTCTCACTTTCTATATTAATCCTACATTATCCTTGAGCCATTGTCAAGCGCTGCTTGCGGCTTGAGGCTTGGCGCTCTCTGCTCTTCTTCTTTAGAATGATTTTTAGAATCATTCTAAACTGGCAATTTACCCGTTGCGCCTCCTGATCAGGGAACTCGGCGCACCATGGTGTTACACACATTGCTACCTTGCGGATCATCGCTAACGTACAGGGAAATGCCAGAGGCAAGATGTGGACGCTGGTGTACACTTACTGATACTATTATTAGCAGGACCCTGAGTTGAGGCCGGCGTGCTTTATTTTAACAGCCCGGGCAACAGGCCTAACAGGTTATCACCTGTCAGGGTCCAGCAAATAATGATCAGTCACTATGCTACGCGGGGTAGGTAGCGTTGCTTAATACCATGCAGGATCCTACGCGTGCCCCCGGGTTATAGTGTTATCTCCACAGTCAATAATGACTGATCCCAGATCCAATTTACCAGTTCTAAAGCATAGCTGAACTTACTATCTATTGGATCAGGGATCAGTGCAGGGGAATTTTTAGGGTATCCCCTGCTCCTATTTTTTTATTTCACCTAAACAGAATAAAAAACATAAATGCAATATAATCCTTGACTATCCTATTGTCAAGTAGTAAAACAATTAAATGCAAAATAAAAATAATAACCAGAAAGGTACAATGACTAAAATAAGAATGAATACAGAGTTAAGAAACAAACTCTTTAATAAAATAAAAAATGTCTTTGAGAATGAGGACACTCAAGAACGAGAGGCATATCTTCAATCAAGAGAGTATGTTGATGAGCAATATACAACTGCACACAAACTTGCAAAAGAAGTTGTTGAGAGATCATATCCAACAGAAGATGTTGCAACATTAAGACACTTTAAAAATAAATATGGAAGTCCTTGTGATGTTGTTGCAAAAGATAAATGCTTTTACTTTGCACACAATGAGGGTGTTGATGATGAGGGCGAACCAAAAGAAACTAAATCACATTTTGATTTTGGTTTGTTTGGCAATACCAATGGTAGTGAGTACGATCATACAGAGGGTAATCACTTTGCACTTGCTTATTATCGTGAGGATTTAAAAGCTATGGATTGCAACCCAGATATCTATGCACAACAAAAAGAAAACAAAGAGAATCCCACACAAAACAAAACATGTTGATGAGTGTTTAAAAGCACTTGGCAAAGTTGGTAATTATCATTCTTCAAATGATAATGTTGGTATGGCAAAAACATTTGATGACCAATACTATCTTGATGTAATTGGAACATCTTATTGCAGATCACGTGCAATCGCATGTACTAAAGATGAGTACGAGCAATTTGAAACTTGGCGAATTGCAAAAGCTAATGTTGTATCTAAACACCAAACATGGATTGATACAATTCAAAAACAATGCGATCAGTTAAAGATTGGATTGAAAGCATACAGATATCTTTCAGAGGGTATTGAACTTGCTACTGAACTTGGAATACAATTAGATGAGGCAGAGTTAATTAGAACTAACTCAACAGGGATTGACTATCTATAATCCAAGCAACTTGGCTAGTATGATTAAAGGTATGAAGAATAAAAATCAATCAAGAGAGGCGAAGATATTGGCTAGAAAAAAATATGAAGAAAGTCTAAATTAAAGTTTGACAAGGGCTATCCTATAATATAGGATAGTCCTATTAACTAGAAAGGTATAATATGACAAACAAAACATTTTACATAACTTATTGGGCTTCTCAAACATAAGAAGCACATTACAAGACAAGGAAAGCATGACGAGAAATCTCGTTATGGTACATCTAAACAAGGTGTTCCATATTATGTTTATTATGACTTAGATAGTCATGGTTACAGAACTGCAACTACAACATGGAAAGTGAGGCACTAATGACAAGTTTTGAATTTTATTGTGTTGTTGGTTTCTTTGGTTTAATTATGGGATTGGTGGTAGTAGCATGATCTTAGGATTTATATTAATGTTTGGGATAGCAATGATACTTTGTGTTGGTTGTATTCTAGCAAATGGCACACAAGATTTTATGATGAACAAAATGAAAAAATAAGAAAGGATAACAATGCCAAATAAACATTTTTGCCAAGGACCAAGATGTCATGAACAAGTTACAACAGATAGGTTTTTAAAATCGCGTGGTGTAATTCGTGGAAGATATGCATATGCAGATAGAGATAGAACACCTAATAATTGGGGTTGGACTCCAAATGGTTCTGATGTTTATTTTTGTTCTCAAACATGCAAGCTTTCATGGTTAAGTGATAACATGACCAATATTGAACATGGTCGACCGATTGAGTTTATCAGACACAGACGAGAGAGCCAAGGCTATGCCAAGGTCAAGAATGATGAGTCTAGGTGGGGTCCAGAATATTCTATTGAAAGGGTTGACAATGGTCAGCTAATAGAGTAGGATTATCCTATTAACAAGAAAGGTATATATGACACAAACAAACACAGACAACAAGACAGAAGAACGTAAGAATAGATTTACAGGTCAATCTATTATGTTAACAAAAGAAGAGTCTATTATTCATGATAGAATATTTATCAATGAATTAGGTGCAACGATCGAAGACAAAGAACTTGGATACGGTGGCTCTAAACTTTGGGACAAAGTACGTAAGGACATTAACTACTTCAGACAGCATAATGCTGAAGCATACATGGTGTTACTAGATTAACACCAACCTTTCTTGCCCTGGCCCTAACGGGCCAGGGCGCACGATCCAAGTACCTTGGATCCCTATCCAATACCAACATTGCAACTAACGTCGACCCCACCCACCCTTTATATAAAAAGGGGTCCCACTACTCTAGGTTGTATTGCTTGATTTAGACAGTTTATGGTGGTAAAAACATATTCAACACTTTATGGTGCAAAAAAATTATAAAAAAATTTTTTAAAAAATTTTATGAATTTGAATAACGTAGATATTAGTAAGCTACCTGCAGACGTCAGAAAGACATTCAAGAAACTGCAAGTCATGCATGCAGAAAAACAAATCCAAGGTAAAGCCAGAGATGACTTCATGTCCTTTGTAAAATGTGTGTGGCCCGATTTTATAGAAGGATCTCACCATAGACACATAGCAAAAAAATTTAATGAACTTGCAACAGGAGAAATTACTAGACTGATTGTCAACATGCCTCCACGTCATACGAAATCAGAATTTGCAAGTTACTTGTTACCAGCGTGGATGGTGGGCCGTAACCCTAAGTTAAAGATAATCCAAGCAACTCACACAGGAGAACTAGCCGTAAGATTTGGTCGTAAAGCTAAAACCTTGATTGATAGTGACGAGTATGGAAAAATATTTGAAACAAGACTAAGAGAAGATTCGCAAGCCGCTGGTAGGTGGGAGACAGCACAAGGTGGTGAGTATTTTGCAGCTGGTGTCGGCGGTGCAATAACCGGACGGGGTGCTGACTTATTAATAATTGATGATCCACATTCTGAGCAAGACGCAATGAGTCCGACTGCAATGGAATCTGCTTATGAATGGTATACATCAGGTCCACGTCAGCGTTTACAACCTGGTGGTAAAATTATATTGGTTATGACTAGATGGTCTAACAAAGATCTGACAGGTAAATTAGTTAGTAACCAAAAAGAAGCTAAAGCTGATCAGTGGCACGTGGTCGAATTTCCAGCAATCTTGGACCACGGATCAAAGAAACAAAAACCTGTTTGGCCTGAGTATTGGAAGCTCGATGAGTTAGAGAAAGTCCAAGCAACACTGCCCACGGGCAAATGGAACGCACAGTGGATGCAAAATCCAACAAGTGATGAAGGTGCAATTATAAAACGAGAATGGTGGAGAACATGGAAGCATGATTGGATACCAGAACTACATCACGTCATACAATCTTATGATACAGCATTTTTAAAAAAAGAAACTGCTGACTACTCAGCTATTACTACTTGGGGTGTATTTTACCCGGACCAAGACTCAGGTGCTAATTTAATGTTATTAGATTCTATAAAAGGTAGATATGAGTTTCCTGAATTACGTAGATTAGCGTTAGAACAATATAAGTATTGGCAACCAGAATCGGTTATAGTTGAAGCAAAAGCATCAGGTTTACCTCTTACATACGAGCTTAGACAGATGGATATACCGGTTGTGAACTTCACACCATCACGTGGAAATGATAAACATTCACGTGTAAATGCTGTTGCACCTTTGTTTGAATCTGGTATGATATGGGCGCCTGAGCAGAAATTCGCAGATGACGTCATTGAAGAGTGCGCTGCGTTTCCGTATGGCGATCATGATGACTTAGTCGACTCGACTACACAAGCAATCATGCGTTTTAGACAAGCAGGGTTATTACAACACCCTGAAGACTACGTGGATGAACCGCGTGAGGAACGTAAAAGGAATTACTATTAATGATAAGATTTGGAATGAAACTACCAGAAATTTTTAACCAATTGGTTAGAGGTTACCAAAAAGTTAGAGGCCAAAAACCAACAGGTCTAGATCTTATAAAAATTAAACAAGAAGCAATGTTAAAGTTTCAAGAGATGAGAAAAGTCTTGGACATGCAACGAAATCCAATTGACCCAAATAAACCTATTATAGGTGGTAAACAATTAGATAAAAATGCTCCGGGATATTTTAATGATTTTACATCAATGATGATTAAAGATGCAAACGTAGCACCCAAGGTTATTAGATCAGGGATCATGAAAACAACTGAAGCTATGAACCCTAAATTTATAGATTTTACAATTAACAGTTTTAAAAACATGGACGGAATAAAAGTTATGAAAGAAGCAAACAAAGTTATTAAAAGAGAAGGTCCATACAAAGATTTAACTAAGAACGATGCTAAACGGATCATGGATGCAGTCGACGACAAATTAAAAAATATAGATATGGACCCAGAAGATATGTATGCTGACGGTGGACGTATTGGTTTAAAAGATGGTGAAGGTATTATGAAGATGGCATCTATGGAAGAAAATGAAAGAGAATTTATGAGACTTGTAGAGGAGTTTATGGAACAAGGTTTTAGCCAACAAGAAGCAATTGAAGAAGCTAAAGATACACTTGAAAGAAAATCAATCGCTACAGGTGGACGTGCAGGTTTTAAAGATGGTGAAGGTATTATGCAGATGGCTTCAGCACCAGAACCTATGGATGAAAGAAATGAATTATCCTTACAAATATTTGGTAAACCTATAAAACTTTTAACACCAGAAGAAATGGATATGCTTAATGATGAAGCTGAAAGACTTATGCAAAAATTTTCTTCAGCACCAGATCCAATGGATGAAAGAAATATGGTTATGGAAAATATTGCAATAAAAGAATTTGGTAAACCTTTAAAAGATTTAAATGAAGAAGAGATTATAGAAATAGAAATAATGATAGATGAGATGACTGAAAAACCAAACAGAGGAGCACAGTCAATTAAACTTGCAGATGGTGGTATTACCCGTGTTGGTTTAAAAGATGGGTTATCTAGCAAATTAAATAAAAAATTTAAAATTGATGGTGGGACTTTACGAAGTATGTTTTTTAATAAAAACAATCCTATTTTAACAGGATTTAATGCTTCAGAATTATTTGATCTTGCTGTAAGAAATATAGGCCCTGCTATAGGTTTAGCAGATGGTGGACGGGCAGCATTTAAGGATGGACCAAAAGATCCTAGAAGAAGAGGCTTCATGAAAGCAGCTGTTGGAGTTGCATCGATGTTACCATTTGGAATGGGTAAAATTATTAAAACGGCAGCACCTGCAATTGAAAAAGCTGCAGATATTTCAGGACCAGCATTAGCTAAAATTGTAGAGACTGTAATGTCTCTTGGTAAAACTATTTCACAATCTGGTAAAAGAGTTAAAGAAATGATAACTAAGAAAAAACACAAAGGTGTTGAAGTTGAAGAAGATATAATGGACGGAAGCTACACAATTAAAAAAGGTAATAAAGAAATTTACTTTAAACCTGGAAGACGAGATGAGATGGGTATTGACGATGACATTATAGAAGTTATTGAAAAGACAGTCACTAAAAAAGCTGGTGGTGGTGTTGCTAGATTATTAGGTGAATAATGGACGATCTTCTTTCTGCAATCAGAAAATTACAAGATCTATACGATGATCCAGATATCGTAACTACAGCAGATCAAATTAAAATACCAGAACCAAAACAAGAAGTAAAAAATATAGAACTTGTTAATGACTTTATGAAACGTAACCCACGAGCTGATGGTGGACGTATGGGTTATTCTATTGGAGATAGAGTTGATCCAATAACCCCACAAAATAATTTAACGAACATGACGTTAGAAGAGTCCACTACAGGTCCTGGCGGTTATCCAATGACAGCGGGTTTTACAACAGCTATGAAAGTGCCTAGCGCAATAAAAGCTATTGAATCAGGAGCAGCTAACGTTAACAAAGCTAAAAAAATAGTAACTGATTTTTTTAAACAAAGACAACCTTATACTGGTGCAACTAAAATTGGAGAATCTACTACAAAGGATTTTACTCCTGAAAAAAATTTTTTATCCGTATTAAAAAGTTACATGAATAAATATACGGGAGGCAGTCTTAGTCAAGCTTCTAGGGATTTAGGTATAAGTAGAAATACACTTAAAGGCATAGACGAAAGAATTAATTTACAAGAAACAGGTAGCAGAGTATCGGGACTTGGTTTTAAAAATCCAGCTAAAATTTCAGAACCTATTGATGGTCTTCAATATGCACAAATGACTACTTTGATGAAAAATGACCCTAATAAATTTAAAATTCTTAAAGGTGGTAAAAATAAATTTCTTGATCAAGAATCTTTAGGACATTATTTAGGTGTTAAATTTGCAAGAGACCCAAAAACAGGAACTAGAGTAGAGATTGGAAAATTTCAATATGATCAATTAGGTTCAATGTTAAAACAATTAAACGTTAAAAAAAATAAACTAGGTGAATTTAATGTTGATGATGCAATTAATAAACTTTTAAATAAAAATAAAACTAAACTTGTAAAAGGTCAAAGAGTAAGTGATGCCGGTAAAGATAGATATACTCTTGAAAAAAAATATGACCCTGAATTATTTTCTATAAGAGCAGGTTTAATAGATAGAGTTGGTAGCCGTGCAAAAGGTTTAGATGTTTATTTACCAAATGCTATTGATGATGTAGGTCACCCTTTTTCTTTATCTAAATCTATAAAAAAATATAATAAACTATTTAAAGATTCAAACATGAATAGTATAAATACTTTAGTTTACCAGGATCACACATTAAATACTAAATTACATAAAGTAACTGGGTTTGAAGGAAGATATGAAAAAATGTTTGATCAACTTGCAAAACTTCAAAATAAAAAAATTACACCTAAGATCCAAGAACAATTAATTGATATTAAAAATCAAATGAATTTAAATTATACGAATTATATTAACCTTCTATCAAACCCTAAAAAAATAAAAGAAGTTTTATCTAAAAAAACTAAAATATTTGGAGACTCTAAAGTAAATATTACAGATGATTTTGCAAAATATTTATCCGGTCAAGTTGATAGAGTTCAAAAGATAGATATAAATATTCCAAAAATTGGAGATACTTTTAAATCAAAAGATCTTTTTGTAGACATGTCTACAGTTAATCCAAAATATATAATGGGATATGTAAATCAAATAAATCCAAAAGCTAAAAAATTTAAAGATCTTAGTATGTCAGAAAAAGCTATTTTTAAACAAAATGCATTAAATCAAAATGCTGATATTGTTTCTGAGTATTATAAAAAAGCAAAATTTCCTGTTGAAGATGTTGAAGCCGTTAAAGAAACAATTAAAATGGATTTTGCAAAAGGAGGACCAGTAGACATAGATTTAAGTTTTTTTGCAGGGGGAGGCATTGCAAAAGAAGCAGGCGATTCATCAGGCCCACCACCACAATCAGGACCTACACCTCAAGGGTTGCAAGGTCTATTTAATCGTGTTAAGAAGGTATAGGAGTAATAAATGGCAGATATAGATAAAGGACTCCCTAACACAAGAACTAAAATTGATATCCCTTCAGATGAAGAGATGGCAGAAGAAGTTAGTGTTCAGGAAGAAGACATTGATAAAGGACCTGTAGAGGTCATCCCAGAAGACGATGGTGGAGTTACATTAGACTTTGACCCAAGTGCAATAAATACGTCAGGTACAGAATCTCACTTTGATAACTTGGCAGATATTTTACCGGAAGAATCAGTTGAACCAATCGGAAACGAAATGGTTCAAAACTACATGGATTATAAATCTTCTAGAAAAGAATGGGAAAGCGCTTACACAAGCGGTCTTGATCTTTTAGGATTTAAATACGAAAACAGAACAGAACCTTTTCAAGGAGCTTCAGGTGCAACACACCCAGTTCTAGCAGAAGCTGTTACACAATTCCAAGCTCAAGCTTATAAAGAATTATTACCAAGTGACGGTCCTGTTAGAACACAAGTTATAGGAGTTAAGAATCCACAAACAGAACAGCAAGCAGGTCGTGTTAAAGATTACATGAATTATTTAATCATGGACACTATGAAAGAATATGAATCTGAATTTGATTCAATGTTATTTCATTTACCACTAGCTGGATCTACATTTAAAAAAGTTTACTACGACGTACCACTTGGAAGAGTGGTATCGAAGTTTGTACCAGCGGATGAATTAATTGTTCCGTATACAGCTACCTCATTAGACGATGCGGAAGCAGTTATTCATACCGTGAAAATTTCAGAGAACGAATTAAGAAAACAACAAGTCAATGGTTTCTACAGTGACGTTGAGTTAGGACCTCCAGGTACAGATACCAATGGAGAACTATCTAAAAAAGAACGTGAACTAGAAGGAACTAAGAAGACAGGTAAGAACGAACCTGTTTACACTTTGTTAGAGTGTCATGTTAATTTAGACTTAGAAGGTTTCGAAGATGTTGGTGAAGACGGAGAACCAACTGGAATAAAATTACCTTACCTCGTTACAGTCGATGAAGGTAGTAGGAAAGTTTTGTCTATTAGACGAAACTATGCGCCCGATGATCTAAAGAAAACTAAAATCCAATATTTTGTCCACTTCAAATTTCTGCCAGGACTAGGATTTTATGGCTTTGGATTAATTCATATGATTGGCGGATTGAGTCGTACGGCAACGTCGGCTCTCCGTCAGTTATTAGATGCGGGTACATTATCAAACCTACCAGCAGGATTTAAACAACGAGGAGTTAGAGTAAGAGACGAAGCATCACCAATACAACCAGGTGAATTTAAAGATGTAGATGCACCAGGTGGAAATTTAAGAGATGCATTCTTTCCTCTACCCTACAAAGAACCATCAGCAACATTATTACAATTAATGGGTGTTGTAGTTGGTGCAGGTCAAAGGTTCGCGGCTATTGCTGATATGCAAGTGGGCGATGGAAACCAAGGCGCTGCAGTAGGAACAACTGTTGCACTTCTTGAGCGTGGATCACGTGTAATGTCTGCTATTCATAAAAGATGTTACGCTGCAATGAAGAATGAATTTAAATTATTATCAAAAGTAGTTTCACAATATCTACCACCAGAATATCCTTATGATGTTGTAGGTGGTGCAAGAAATATTAAGCAAGCTGACTTTGATGATAGAATAGATGTAGTACCAGTTGCAGATCCTAATATATTTTCGATGTCTCAGAGAATTACTCTAGCTCAAACACAATTACAGATCGCAACATCTAATCCACAACTTCATAACATGTATCAAATATACAGAAACATGTATAATGCGATTGGTGTAAAAGATGTTGATGCAGTTTTACCACCACCCGCACCGAATGCACCAATGGACCCAAGTTTAGAACACATAAATGCAATGGGTGGAAAACCTTTTCAAGCTTTTCCTGGTCAAGATCACAGAGCACACATCACAGCGCACTTAAATTTTATGTCAACTAACATGGTTAGAAATAATCCTGCTGTTATGGCTGCAATACAAAAAAATATCTTAGAGCACATTTCAATTATGGCTCAAGAACAAGTTCAAATGGAGTTTAAAGAAGAAATGGCACAGATGATGCAGATGCAACAGATGGCTGCGATGGATCCACAGATACAACAACAGTTACAAATGTTAAATAATCAAGTTGAAGCAAGAAAAGCTGTGTTGATTGCTGAAATGACTGAAGAATTTATGAAAGAAGAGACTAAAATTACTTCACAAATGGATTCAGACCCACTATTGAAACTAAAATCACGTGAAGTTGACCTAAGAGCAATGGAAAATGAACGAAAAAAAGAAGCTGATGCAACAAAAGCTGATTTTGATAGAGCAAAATTGATGCAAGCAAGAGAATTAGCTGAAGATAAGATGGATCAGAACGAAGAATTAGCAGAATTAAGAGCAGGAGTAAGTCTTGCAAAAAAAAATAATGCTAATATAAACTAGTAAAGGTAAATATTATGATGAACTATAAAAAAGCAAAACAAATGGCAGTTCCAAGTCAGAATGTAGAAATAGATCCAAGATCTAAGACTACTGCAGACAACGCTTTCAATTATCTTCCTACAGGAGATAAAGAAAAAGTTAGAGGAACTAAAAAAATGTTAGCTGATAAGAAAAAAACAGCTACTTGGTACTAATATGTGGTTTCAGGCAATTAAATTAGCCGTCTCTGCTGGTAGTAAAATTTATGCTAACAAGCAGAAGACTAAAATGGCAATGTCAGACGCACAGTTAATGCATGCGTCTCGTATGGCCGAAGGAAAAGAAGCTTACCAGGGTAAATTGTTAGAAGCACGTCAATCAGACTGGAAAGACGAGGCCGTTTTGATAATTCTCTCGGCGCCAATCGTAATTTTGGCGTGGGCAGTCGTAAGTGAGGACCCAACAGCGATGGACAAGGTAAAATTGTTCTTTGACATGTTCTCTACGCTCCCGAGCTGGTTCACAAATCTCTGGATCCTTGTCGTTGCGAGCATTTATGGTATAAAGGGTACACAGATTTTTAAAAATCACGGAGGAAAAAAATAATGTCAGGATATGTAGGTTATGCTTTAAGAGCAGGTAAATCAAAAACAGGTCAAAAAATTATAAAAAAAGTTAAAGACTTTTTTACAGGCGGTGGAAAATCAAAAACTATTTCATCTGTACCACCGGCTCTAGGTAAATTAAAAAAAACTCAAGACGCTAAGAAAAAAATTACAGATATAACAGATAAATATGCTGTGGGTTTTGCAAAAGAGGACCCTAAGCTTTTAAAAAAATTTAGAAAAGGTTCTAAAAAGAATTTAGATAGTATATCTGACATTTACAAAACTAGAAAAAAAGAAGGTGGAAGAATAGGTAGAAAATTTGGTGGTGGAGCTGATTTAAAAGATATACCCGCAGGTAAAAAATTTAATGGTTTAAGAAAACTTCCTAAAGAAGTTAGAAATAAAATGAAATATAAAAAAGACGGCGGAAAAATTTAATGGCTAAACTTTGTGCAAAAGGCAAAGCAGCCGCTAAAAGAAAATTCAAAGTATATCCTTCAGCATATGCTAACATGTACGGTTCAGCCGTATGTTCAGGTAAAGTTACACCAGGTGGTAAGAAGAAAAGAAAAAAAGCCATGGGTGGTGGAATGATGGATATGACTAGAATGAGATATTTGAAAGGAGGTGTAGTATAATGCCAATCAGAATTTTAAAAAGTGAAAAAGTAAAAAAAAAAGAAAAAGATGAAAAAGACATGTTAGATGTTCAAGGAGCCAAAGATGGTGGACGAATGGGATACAAAGATGGTTCTAAAGGTTGTAAGATGGCCACAAAAGGCAAAGGAAGAGCTTACGGAAAGAATTCGTAATGCGTACACACTTTTCAAAGGGTGGTTTAAGAAAATGGGTAGCGGACAAATGGGTGGACATTGGAGCACCGAAGAAAGACGGGAAGTATCAACCATGCGGGAGAAGCAAAGGCTCGAAAAGGAAATATCCGAAATGCGTACCACTTGCAAAAGCCACACGGATGTCAAGCTCGCAAAAGGCGAGTGCTGTCAAACGAAAACGAGCAGCCGGTAATCCTGGCGGTAAACCAACCAACGTAAAAACATTTGCATAATGAACCTAGAAAAAGATTTACAAAAATTAAGAAAAGAAAAAGCATTAAAAGAATCTGCTATTGCTCAACTTAGAAAAAGAAGTAAAGACTCTGTTGCTAGACCAAGAGCAGAAAAAAATATTTTATCTAACAACCCAAACATGCAGAAGATCTAATGAGAAAAAGAGAAAACCCTATTAGAAAAACTACTACAGGTAAGGGTGCTAATTATAGAAAAACAAAATCTGGAGCTGGAATGACAGCTAAAGGTGTAAGAGCTTACAGGGCCGCAAACCCTGGAAGTAAATTAAAAACAGCCGTGACTGGTAAAGTGAAAAAAGGGTCTAAAGCTGCAAACCGACGTAAGTCGTACTGTGCAAGAAGCGCAGGTCAATTAAGAAACTCATCAGCTAAAACACGTAACGATCCTAATTCTCGAATCAGACAAGCACGGAGAAGATGGAAATGTTAAATGCAATTAGAAACAGTAATAAATAAAACTTTAAGATTCCTCGATTCAAGAATAAATCAATTGTCAGTTTCGGTTACGTCCGGAGGGGTTGACAGTATGGAAAATTACAAGTATATAATAGGACAAATCAATGCACTGGAATCAGTGCGTCAGGAAATCTCTAACCTGCTAAACGATAAGGAGCACAATGAAGGAACAGTCATCGATATTAACACCAAACAATGATCTTATTGGTGTAAAAAAATCAGAGAAAAAAGAAGAGAAAGAACCTAACTTACCAAAACCTACTGGGTGGAGGATGATAGTTTTACCTTTTAAGATGAAGGAAAAAACTAAAGGTGGATTAGTATTAGCTGAAACAACTATAGAGAGGCAACAAGTTGCATCTCAAGTTGGATTAGTTTTAGCTATGGGACCACAATGTTATAAGGATAAAGAACGATATCCTGAAGGCCCGTGGTGCAAGGTCAATGATTGGGTAATGTTTGCACGTTACGCCGGATCACGGATCAAGATAGATGGCGGAGAAATGCGTCTTCTAAACGACGACGAAGTACTAGCAACAATTGATAGTCCAGAGGACATCTTGCATGAGTTTTAATCATAGGAAGGAGTAACTATGCCAGACGAAGAACAAAAAAACACAGTAGATATAGATACATCAGGACCTGATGCAACTATAGATATTGAAGAAGCAAAAGACGAAGCAGTTATTGAAACGGAAAAAGAAACAGAAACAGATAAATCATTTGAAAATGAAAGAGAAACAAAGTTAGAAGAAAAAAAATCAGACGAAACATTAGAAGACTACAGTAAAGGTGTACAGTCTCGTATTGCGAAATTAACTCGTAAGATGAGAGAAGCAGAAAGAAGAGAACAAGCTGCTATTGATTATGCCAAAGGTGTAGAAGAAAAAAGACAAGCATTAGAAAAAAGATTTGAAAAAACTGATGCTGATTATGTTAAGAAATTTGAGACTAGTATTAGTTCAGGTTTAGAGTCTGCACAAAAAGAATTAGCTGCAGCAATTGAATCGGGCGATGCACAGGCTCAAGTTGAGGCGAACAAAAGAATTGCAACACTCGCTTTTGAGAATGCAAAACTAGAGCAAGCTAAAGCTGGTAGAGAAGAGCAACAGGCTGAGAAACCTGTCTTATCTCAACCACCCGTTCAAAGACAACAAATGGACGATCCAATTAATCCAGATCCTAAAGCTGAAGCATGGGCTTCTCAAAACTCATGGTTTGGTACTGATAAAGCAATGACTTATACTGCTTTTGAAATACATAAGGATTTAACGGAAAAAGAAGGATATGATCCTAACTCAAATGAGTATTATGCAGAAGTTGACAGAAGAATTAAAGTTGACTTTCCACATAAATTTGGTACTACTAATAATAAGCAAACGGCCGCTCCTGTTCAGACAGTTGCTTCTGCTACAAGAAGCGTAAAGCCAGGTCGCAAAACTGTGAGACTCACATCTTCACAGGTAGCAATAGCTAAAAAATTAGGTGTGCCACTCGAAGAGTACGCAAAACAATTAAAAACCACGGAAGGAGCGTAAAATGGAAAACGAAAATAAAAATACTTCTCGTGCGAACCAAACACGGTCAAAGTCTGAACGACCAAAAGTGTGGGTTCCACCGTCATCTCTAGATGCACCCCCTGCACCTGATGGATTCAGGTATAGATGGATAAGAGCTGAAGTCGTAGGCTTTCAAGATACTAAAAACATAACTTCACGTTTAAGAGAAGGTTATGAATTAGTTAGATCTGAAGAAGTTGAAAATGCAAGTGACTATCCTGTCGTCGAAGACGGCAAATACAAGGGAGTGATTGGGGTTGGTGGCCTTCTACTTGCGAAGGTACCTGAAGAGATCGCAGCAGCAACGTCAACAGTATATGTCTGATAGACATAAAGAACGTAACGAAGCCGTAAACAACGACCTTATGAGGGAGCAGGATAATAGAATGCCTATCAATGTTGATAGACAATCTCGTGTAACCTTCGGTGGTACTAAAAAGTAATTTTTTACATCACTGAATTTAATAAACCGTACTGGAGGCCCTTCGGGGCAGGTACATAAGGAGAAACAACTATGGCAAATAGAAACAAACAAGGTTTTGGTTTGATCCCTGCAGGAACTCTTGGCTCAACGCCAGCGACTTCTGGTCAAGGCAAATACAAAATCGATGCGGGTTATGCAACTACTATATACAATAGCGGAATGGTTAAATCTGCTGCTGGTTACATTGTGGACGGTCAAACGGCCGCTGCACCTGTAATTGGAGCGCTTAACGGAATTTTCTATAATGCGGCTACAACTTTGAAGCCAACTTTTGCAAATTTCTACAAAGCATCAATTACACCAGCAAACAGTGAAGACATCACTGCTTTTGTAATGGACAACCCACACCAACAATACGTATGCGCAACAGATGCAGCAGTAACACAAGCAGGTTTCCTAGAAACTTATGATATGAATTCATCAGCAGGTGATGATATCAATGGTAGATCTAGAGGAACTTTAGATATTGGCGTTACAGGTGCAGACAGCAAATCACTAAGACTTTTAAGAGTAGCAGAAGATCCTGAAAATGAGGATATTGGCTCTACACTATGTTCAGTGGTTGTTTGTTTAAATCTGATTGAGCTACAATCATAATAGGCAAATAGGAGAATAAATTATGGCTATATCACGATCACAACTAGTCAAAGAACTAGAGCCAGGTTTGAACGCACTGTTCGGCTTGGAATACAAACGTTATGAAAATCAGCATGCTGAAATTTATAACGAGGAATCATCTGACAGAGCTTTTGAAGAAGAAGTAATGTTAAGTGGTTTCGCAAACGCACAAGTAAAAGGTGAAGGTTCTGGAGTTTCATTTGATGAAGCACAAGAAACTTTTACTGCTAGATACACTCATGAGACTGTAGCTTTAGCATTCGCAATCACTGAAGAAGCGATTGAGGATAACTTGTATGATAGACTTGCGTCTAGATATACAAAAGCTTTAGCAAGATCTATGAGTAATGCGAAACAAGTAAAATCAGTAGAACCACTGATTCAAGGTTTACCAACAACAAATAACTTTGATTCAGGTGACGGTGTTAGTTTATTTAACACAGCTCACCCAACGGTTGCTGGAACTTTCGCAAACACACTAGCTACTCAATCTGACCTTAACGAAACATCGTTAGAGCAGTCTATGATAGACATTGGTAAAATGACTGATGAAAGAGGTTTAAGAGTTGCAGCAAGAGGACTTAAAATGATAATTCCTTCTGAGCTACAATTCACTGCTGAAAGACTTATGAAGTCTCAAGGTAGAGTTGGAACAGCTGATAACGATATCAATGCAATCGTATCTATGGGTATGGTTCCTCAAGGTTATAGAGTGAACAACTACCTAACAGATTCAGATGCGTTCTATATCTTAACAGACGTGCCTAACGGTATGAAAATGTTCAACAGAGCACCATTGACAACTGCAATGGAAGGCGACTTTGACACTGGAAACGTTAGATACAAAGCTAGAGAAAGATACTCTTTCGGAGTTTCTGACCCTAGAGGTATCTTTGGTTCGCCAGGAGCGTAATCAATAATTTTTTGTGGCGGGACATAGTCTCGCCACAATTGACAAATAGAAAGACAAAACCATGACAAAATTTATAGTAAACATTTGGGCGTATAATCATCACGCTAAATTTAAAGTAGAATCAGAAGATTCCCCAACTAACCTTGAACAATCTATCCTTGACAAACTTGGAGAAAACAGTATAGTTTGGGAAAACCTTGGAAATAGTTACAATGACAAGGTAAATAGAATAACCTATGAGGAGGTTATAGATGATACAAGACCTATACAAAGCAAAAAGGTCCTTGGAGTTGAAGTGGGAACAGGAGCATCTATCTAACAATAGATATACTCTTGAAATGGTCAGAATTGATGACAAAGTAAAAAAAATCATCACTGACATTAAGCTGGAAGAAGCAGCAATTGCCCATAGACAGAACACAATAGAAGGTTCTGCTCCAGAAGTTTCAGTAGCTACTTAATCAAAAGCTACATCGTTGGAATAAATCCACTCCACACTACAGGCTCTCTTGCACTCTATTAAAAACTAGTATATACTTTTGACACTATACATAAATTAATATTCTACATGGACGCAGTATAGTCGACGGCCTAGAGACTATGTAGGATTTAACTAGGAGAATAATCATGGCAAATACTACATTTTCAGGACCAGTAACTTCATTAAATGGTTTTATTGGTGGACCTAACCCAAATGCAGGTGACACTCAACAAGGTGGAACTAACACTTGGTCTGTTACTGACGCAAACACTGTTACTAATGGAACTGATTCATTAGAAGCAGCTAGCAATGAAGGCGTAATGATTTACGTTGACAACGGTGCAGCAGGCGCAGCAGTATATGCTTTTTCAGATGGATCAAACTGGAAAAGATGTGATACACTTGCAAACATTGCATCATCATAATAAATAATTATTGTGGACCTTCGGGTCCACATAAAATTTTAAGGAGAAAACAATATGTCATCAGACCAAAAATTTACAACACTTACAGCTGACGGACAGGTAAAAACTTTTTCTGGAGGATCTACTAATATTGGTCCTGCTAGAGTTACATACATTCAAGCTACAGGAGTTACAAATATAAAACTTTATGATGCAGCAACTGCATCTGGAAACATAGTATTTGAATCTACTTTTGGAAGCGAAGGATTAGATATGTATATGCCTGGAAACGGAATTAGATTCGAAACTACTATCTATGCAGATGTAACTGGATCAGGATCTGTTACTATCGGATATACTGGCTAGGAGGCTAAATGGCTAATACAACCTCAGGAACTACAACGTTCGATAAAACTTTTTCTATTGATGAAATAGTAGAAGAAGCTTTTGAACGATTAGGTATTCAACAAGTTTCAGGTTATCAATTAAAAACCTCTAGAAGATCTTTAAACATAATGCTTCAGGAATGGGGTAACAGAGGTATTCACTATTGGGAAATAGGAGAACTTGATCTTGATTTAATACAGGGTCAAGCTGAATATAAATTTTTTAGAGAAGCTGCAGATGGTACAAGTGCTACATCAAATCCAAATGGTGTATACGGAATATCCGATGTCCTTGAAGCACAATTAAGAACTAATAGAACCGCTACAAATCAATCAGATAGTCCTATGACTAAAGTTGATAGATCAACTTATGGTGCTTTTTCTAATAAACTATCACAAGGTACACCTAATCAATATTGGGTCCAAAGATTTATAGATCATGTTAGTATAAATGTTTATCCTACACCAGATGCAACTAATGCATCTAAAGATGTTCACTTCTATTACATAAAAAGAATTCAAGATGTTGGATCTTATA